CCCCCACCCCCTGTCACGGTTGCTCCTCCAACTCCGGTAGCCCCCTCGCCTCCTTCGCCTGTAAATCCAATTACTATTCCTGATCTTGTTTCCCCAATGCCTATCAAGCCCCCTGACGAGCGCCCTATCACGACTATGCCCGTAGCCGCCCAGCCTCTTGTCACGGTAGCTCCGCCCCCTACTTACACTACCCCTGATCTTCTGCCTACTCCAGTAACTCCTCCTCCTACTACTGTAGCTCCTCCTCCTACTCCAGTAGCTCCTCCTCCTACTCCAGTAGCTCCTCCTCCTACTCCAGTAGCTCCTCCAGCCCCCTTACCTATTCCGGGGGTCAGTGGTGAAGGAAAAAATAGTAGTGATGACATTCGAGCGGGCGGTGGAGACGAGGGCAACGGCTCGGGGGCAGGAGTGCCAGTAAGCGAAATAACAGGGGGAACTCAACAAAGAGAAACTTTAAATCCAAATGCGCGGGATACAGTTGTTTCCACCGGATCTGTTGATCGCAATGGCAATGTGATTGGAGAAATTCCCGCAGTTGATCGTTTTGGCCGCACTATGTATGAAAAGTCTAATAGATTTTCAGATCACACGCTAAATGATCGAATGGAAATGATGGCGGACGGCGGTTTAGCTTCCACTAGCCATCTTTCCCCTGAAATACTACAAAAAGCAGGGATGCTAAGTAAAGGAATTAATCCTTACCAATGAGGCGCTCAAACGCCTCTACCCTGCGCATCCACTTGTCTCCATAGGAATCAAACTCCCTGCCACAAGTCAGGAACTCTTGGGTTTGACCTTCTTGTGAAACCATCATGATCACGCCCTGCCGGATCGACGTGCCGTGGACCTTGTTGTGCGCCATGGCATAAGCGGCCAACTGGATGAAGTAGTCCTCAATCCACTCGCGCTTCTTCATCTTGTTGGTCTGCTTAAAGTCAATGATTGACTCGTCAGACTTGTACACCCCAATGCAGTCAGAAGTGCCTGCATAGCGGCCCGGGTAATACAGCGGGATCTCCGCGCCCCATACCTCATTGACGTGCGGGAAGAACTCCTCAATCAGCTTGTAGCCCATCTGGTAGCCCTTGACTGCCTGCCAAGTCCTCGGGGCCGGTAGATCGCGGTTCAAGAGTAGGCGCTCAACTACGTTGTGCATATGGGTGCCAACAGTGGCTGCTTCATTCTTAATGCGCTCAGCCTGCTCCTCGCCAACCCGTGCTGCCCACTCCTTCAAGTGCGTCCTATCTTTGGTCTCCGACAAAATACTGGTTACGCTTGGCACACGCTCAGATTTGTCTATTTCGTATACACGTCCGGATGACGTGTCTATTCTTTCGAGTTTTTTGTACACATAGCGCTTGCGGATGGGGATGAGTTGCATTAGATGATCCAGCCTTTAAATTTTTCACCCAGCACTGCGCTGGCGATGTTGATTTTGTTCCTGAGTGCCTTGACGATATACTCGTCCACGGTGTCCTTGGCAATCAGGTCGATGTATGTCACGTTCTTGGTTTGCCCGATACGGTGAGCGCGGTCCTCGGACTGTAAGCGCACCTCCAAATCAAAGCTGTTGCTGTAGTAGATCACCACATTGGCAGCAGTGAGCGTCAGCCCATAGCCGCCTGTGCGGGGGTTGCCGACAAAGAAGCGTAGCTCACTGCTTGGGTCTTGAAACTTGGTGACAATTTCCTGCCGATCCTCAGCCTCGGTGTCCCCAAAGTAGGTAGCCACAGAGGTCATGCCGTACTCTTTTTGCAAAGCCAGCTTGATGTTCTCGATGTCCTTTCGGTAGTTGGCCCAGATGATGACTTTGCCGCTGGTTTCCTCCAGCGCGGCCATCAGTTCAGTAATCCGGTTGCTGGGAATATCAAGTTGCCTGCCGTCATCTAATTTGATGTGGCCGCAAACAATTTGATGCAGGCGCATGAGTTGTGTCAACGCATTGTTGGTAGACATCAAATCACCGTCAATCACGGCCAGCGCCATGAGCTTCATTTGATCGTAGTAAGTCTGTTGCTCCTTGGTCAATTCCACATCCCTGCGGGTGTAGATCTTGTCGGGCAGATCAAGGCACTCTTCCTTAGTCACACGGAAGGCAAAATCGTTGAGCTTTTCCTGCAATTCATCCAGCCTGCGGTAGCCGACAATTTGTTTAAATGTATGGGTCGCCATCTTGCGTTCTACGAGGACCGCGTACCGCGCTTGGAAGGCGTAGTAGCTGCTTGCATTGAGGCAGTCAGGGCCAAGAAACTCGCACTGGGCGTACAGGTCCAGCGGGCTCTTGGTGACGGGGGAACCGGTGGCAATACGGCGATACCGCGCTTCCTTGCCGACATGCACAATGCTCTTGGTACGCTTGGCCGTGTGTGTCTTGATGGTGGTGCTTTCGTCAATAGCCATGAAGCACTTGGTAACCCGCAAAAACAGCTTGGCAAAGGCAGAGCCTTTCTCCGTGCTGAACGCCTCCACGTTCATGATCAGGATGCGCATCGTGTCCACCGAATTCATCATGGCATCCATCTCTGCTTTCTCTGCCTTGCGCGGGGTGGGAGACCAACAGGCAATGGACCGAGGAACGTGGTCCGGGAGGTGCTTGGGTAGCTCACTCGTGTACCAGTTCCTGTACACCCCCTTGGGAGCCACCACCAGCATGGAGTCAATCTTGCCCTTGTCGTAGAGCAGGGCGGCATTGTTGATGAGCATGAAGCTCTTGCCCGTGCCCATGTCTGCGAACAGCGCGACTTCTTTCTCCTCCCAAAACCGCTCTAAATAGGCAGCTTGATGGAGGAAGGGTTTATACCTATACGGGTAGGCAGATAAAAAATAATCCATAACTTTCTCACTTTCTGTGTTGACAACCGGAAAAACTATTGTACACTGATCGTACGTTTTAAGAAAGGATAACGTAACGTGACCATAAAAACTGACCCCCGTGTGTTTATTGTGCAAGAGATGCCAAATCACGATATTGCTTCGGCAATGTCTTTTGGCGACATGGTTGTTCTGCTGCCCTTCAATACGCAAATTGCATTCTCCACTGCCCCGGCAGTGCGGATGCTAAAGCGCAAGTTGAGGGGGTATAACAACAATGATTTTCTGCTCCTGACCGGAGACCCTGTAGCTATCGGTTTAGCCTGTTCGATAGCCGCAGCCTATAACTCAGGCCGATACACTGCGTTAAAGTGGGACCGCCGAGAAAAGATGTATATTCCCGTCCGTTTGGACATCACCGAGAAAGGAGAGCAAGATGACTGATATGAATTCGCTGTTCGAAGAGGACGCAGGCGCTTTGGTTGTAAAGAACGAAGACCTATCCTCTGTTGGAGCTTTGGCCAAGCGGGCCAAAGAGTTGGAGAAAGAGATTGAGGACATGAACTTAGTGCTTAAAGAGCGCCAAGATCAGTACCGCAAACTGTTGGAAGAAACCATCCCCGCCATGCTGTCTGAGTTGGGCATGAAATCATTCAAGATGGCCGATGGCAGCATGATCGATGTGAAGCCTTTTTACAGCGCAAGCATAAGGGAAGAGAACCGTGCGAAGGCCTATGAGTGGCTGCGCGATAACGGTTTTGATGACATCATCAAAAACACCGTGTCCGTACGTTTTGGTCGTGGAGAAGACGGCCTGTGCGACACATTACTGAATCAACTGCGTGAGCAAAACTATCCAGTCGAGCAAGCGCAGAAGATCGAACCCATGACCTTGAAAGCTTGGGTTCGTGAGCAAGTGGAACGTGGAAGCGAGTTCCCTACAGAGCTTTTTGGCGTGTACATCGGCCAAAAGGCAACCATCAAATCAGCATGAAAAAGGAAATTGAATCATGGCTAAAAATGAAGTAGCAGCAAAAGCGGACAACGCAATCGTATTGTCCAGTGACTTTGAACAGGACGCATCGGGTGGCTTTGAGTCGATGAATCAGGATGACTTTGCGCTTCCGTTTCTCCGACTCTTGACCAACACCTCTCCCGAGGTAGGTGAAGTAGATGGTGCAATGCCCGGTATGGTCTACAACACCGTCACTGGCGCGTTGTATGACGGCAAGAAAGGCTTGATTGTCGTGCCTTGCCAGTATGTACGTCAGTACATCGAGTGGGCTCCTCGCGGAGTGGGTTCAGGCGCTCCTATCGCCATCTACCCGGCCACGTCTGATGTATTGAGCCGCACGCACCGCGAACCGGGGGACAACAAGGACTACCTTGACAACGGAAACTACATTGAAAACACGGCCAACCACTACGTGATGGTCATGAGCGATGATGGCATTCCTGAGCCTGCCTTGATCACCATGAAGTCCACGCAACTGAAGAAGTCGCGTAAATGGAATTCCATGATGATGTCCACCAAGCTTATGGGCAAGAACGGGCCGTACACACCTCCGATGTACTCGCACCTGTATCGTCTAACGACACAGGCTGAGTCCAACGACAAGGGTAAATGGTATGGCTGGGAAGTTGAGCGTATTGGGCCGATTGAAGACATGAACGTCTATCAAGCTGCCAAGGCATTTGCGCAATCGGTTAATGCCGGTGACGTGAAAGTCAAGCACGCTGATGAGGATGTCGCCTCATCAGGCGCAACAGTACCGTTCTGATTTTCGGGGGGAAAGCGGATGCCGGTACATCGGCTCTAAGCCATCGGTGCAGCGAGTACCCCCACCTTATAGAGATGCCTGATGCAAGAACAACTTGAAAAATTTAGGGCGATATTCAGCGGGCTGGATATTGCCTATGGGACATACGTAATCAAATCGGAGCGCGGTGATGGAAAACAAGCGGGTAAGGCCACAGTGGTTCGCAAGCCACCCATTGAAGAACTTTGGATTAAACATCTTGACGGTGTTGAGCCTAGTCTTGGTATCATCCCTATTCGCTCTGATAATAGCTGCATATGGGGCTGTATTGATATTGATCAGTATCCCATTGATCACAAGGGCCTTGTACAAAGAATTGAAGCGCTAGGCCTACCTTTGGTAGTGTGCCGGAGTAAGTCTGGCGGAGCGCACGTTTTCCTTTTTGTACGGGAACCGATACCTGCTGCCGACATGCAGCATTACCTGAACAATGCGGCTGCATTGCTGGGTGAGGCTGGCCGGGAAATATTTCCTAAGCAAGCTGAGATTTTGGTTGAACGTGGTGACACGGGTAACTTTCTAAATCTGCCTTATTTTGCAGGTGATAACGGCACACGTTATGCTTTTAATCTTGATGGCTCTGCTGCCACGCTAGATCAATTCTTTGCCCTGTACGAAGCCAATGCGCAGGCAGTGCCACTGAGCTACCCTGAGCCACCCAAGCAGGCCGAAAGCCCCATCAAGGACGGCCCACCATGCCTGCAAGCGCTGTGTGCGCAGGGATTCCCTGAGGGCACAAGAAACAACGGTCTGTTCAACATAGGGGTGTTCCTCAAAAAGGCATCGCCCACCACATGGGAGGACAAGCTGATGGAATACAACCACAAGTATGTCTCTCCACCGCTACCCAACAACGAAGCTCAGGTCATCCTGAAGCAGTTGAACAAGAAAGAATACCTGTACAAGTGCAAGGATAGCCCGCTTAATTCCTTTTGTAATTCCGGCCTGTGCAGAAGCCGCAAGTTTGGGATTGGCTCGTCCGGCCCCGATGCACCAAAGATCAGTTCCCTGTCTAAATACGCCAGTGAGCCGCCGCTGTGGTTCTTAGATATCAATGGCCGTAGGGTGGAGTTGGAGACCGACAACTTGTTCAACCAAATGGCGTTTCAAAAGGCATGCTTAGAGCGCCTGAACATTGTGCCGCCTACCTTGCGCAAGCAGGATTGGGAGACCATGCTCAATTCCCTGCTCAAAGAGATGGTGGAGACAGAACAGATCGTCGAGGCCAGCGAAGACACCAGCGTAACTGGTCAGTTCATGGACCTTTTAGAAGAATTCACAACGCACATGCAGCAAGCGTTGGATCGTGATGAATTACTCATGGGCCGTCCATGGACAGACGATACTGAAGCCAAGACCTATTTCAGGATGAAAGACCTGATGGCGCATTTAAAGCGCAACAACTTCATGGGCCTTACCGCTCCCAAGATTGCACAGCGCATCCGTGATCTTGGCGGGGAGCCTATCTCATTGTTCCTAAAATCGCGGGCTACCCGATGCTGGAGAATCCCATGCTTTACTAAGCAAGATGCTCCGTTTGAGACAAACACCATTCGTAAAGAAGGGAGTCCATTTTGAAACAGTTAGATGGCTACGGGCCCGCCATCATCGGCCCAGCATTTATTTGGAATGGCAACGAACGTGTACAGGTCCTTGTCTACAACGCCGAGGCCATCCGATGGATATTGCAACGGCGCGATGGCATGGCTGCTGACGAAGCGCGGGAGTTTATTGAATCCAATATTGAGAACTCCTATGTAGGGCCAGATACCCCCATCCTTGCTTGGCCAGATGATTATTTTTGCTTGACCCCAAATGCCTGATATCAGAAAGATATTTGGGCCCCCCGGCACAGGCAAAACGACATACCTACTCAACGTAGTGGATGCCGAGCTTGTGGCCGGTACATCACCGCTTAGTATTGGCTACTTTTCTTTCACCAGAAAGGCTGCCAACGAAGCGCGGGACAGGGCAATTGAAAAATTCCCGGCGCTCAATGCCCGTACGGATTTCCCATACTTCCGTACGCTTCACAGCCTTGCATTTCGCTGCCTTGGTACGAAGACCGATGACATCATGCAGCCTGCGCACTTCAAAGAGTTTGCGGCAGAAGCTGGGATCGACATTGACTTGACCAAAGATGAAGAGATGGGCTTTGTCAAGGCGGATAACCCTATCCTGAACGAAGTCAACCTTGCGCGGATTAAGGGCCAAGATTTACGCACCCACTACAACCAGTCCGGTATGGACATTGAATGGCATCACTTTGAGTTTGTGGAGCGCACCTACCGGCACTACAAGCATGCACACAACCTACTGGACTTCACAGACCTCTTAGAAATGGTCGTAGCTGAGCCTTCCAGATTGCCCTCGCTGGAAGTTTTAATTGTAGATGAAGCGCAAGATCTATCGCGCATTCAATGGCAACTGGTCGAGGCCCTCGCCTCACGGGCCAAGCGCACTTTCTTAGCAGGAGATGATGACCAAGCTGTGTTCACATGGGCGGGTGCTGATGTCAAGAGTTTCTTGTCATTTGAAGGCTCCGTGACCATCCTTGATCAGTCCTACCGTGTACCTATGCGCATCCATACGCTGGCCGATGCTATCGTGCACCGGATCAGGGAGCGACAGCAAAAGACTTGGAAGTCTCGTGACAGCGAGGGCAGCGTTCTAAGCTACTACCGTTTTGAAGATGTGGATGTGAGCCAAGGCCAGTGGTTGATCATGGCCAGCACCAACTACATGCTCAATCCCGTGCATGAGTGGCTTAAGGGAATGGGCATCCTGTTTGAGCGCAACGGCATCCCTAGCCTATCCCAGCCAGCGGCCAACGCCGTCATCAACTGGGAGCGATTACGCCGTGGTGGCGAAGTGCTGGGGGATCAGGTCGCATCTATTTACCGGTATCTCGATGCGAGTGCCGTGGCCCGAGGCCACAAGACCTTTCGCAGCGGGGATAGCTCTGCGCTATACAACATGCAAACACTGAAAGACAATTTTGGCCTGCTGACTGATGTTATTTGGCATGAAGCGCTGACCAAGATTGCTGACGATACAAAGGAGTACATGATTGCCCTGCTGCGCCGTGGGGTGAAACTGAATCAAGCGCCGAGGATCAGGTTATCCACCATTCATGGAGCCAAAGGCGGCGAGGCGGACCACGTCCTGCTGCTCATGGACCTGTCCCCAAAGTTTGCCAAAGAATATGCCCGCAACCCTGACAACGTACACCGGTTGTTCTACGTGGGCATCACCCGGGCAAAACAAACCCTGCACTTGGTGCTGCCTAAACACATTGAAAAAGGATTCAAGATATGAAGACCATGCCATTATTTCCCACCCCTTGCGAGTGGGTTGCCCCAGACACATTTCCCAACTTATCCACCGCCAAGGAGATTGCAATTGACCTCGAAACCTGTGACCCAAATATGGAATCTTTTGGACCGGGCTGGCCCAGAAACGATGGTTTTATTGTTGGTTACGCTGTTGCTGTGGACGGATGGTCCGGCTATTACCCTATTGCCCATCAAGGCGGTGGTAACCTTGACAAATCCCGAGTTGATCGCTGGATACAAGAAATCCTCTCCACCTCCGCAACAAAGGTCATGCATAACGCAGCCTATGACACAGGGTGGCTTTACGCCAGCGGATTTACCATCAATGGCCGTATCGTGGACACGATGCTTGCAGCGCCACTCATTGACGAAAATCGCTTCAGTTTCTCCCTCAACTCCCTTGGCTACGACTACCTACAAGAGACCAAGTCGGAAACCGGATTGAAGATGGCCGCAGCCGACTTTGGTGTGCATCCAAAGAAGGAGCTGTGGAAGCTGCCCGCCATGTATGTGGGCGACTACGCCGAGCAAGATGCTGCCTTAACTTTAAAACTTTGGCAAGCACTAAAGATAAAGATGAGACAAGAAGAAGTCGAATCTATTTTTGACTTAGAAACTGCTGTGTTCCCTGTGCTGCTGGATATGACTCGTCGTGGCATCCGCTTTGACAGACATAACTGTGAGATGCTGATGGATAAGCTCAAAAAGCGGGAGAAGGAGCTTTATACGCACATGCGCAACCTTGTGGGTAACTCTGTGGATATCTGGACTCCACAAAGCATTGCCTCCGCCTTTGACAAGCTGGGGCTCCCCTACGCCAAGACCGAGGCCGGTGCGCCGAGCTTTACCAAGAGCTTCTTGGAGTCATGCAGTCACCCTGTTGCCAAGATGATTGTGGAAGCCCGTGAGACCAACAAGACCCATAGCACGTTCCTACAGCCCTACCTTGAGTTCAGCGCCAAGACAGGCCGCATCCACCCGCACGTCAATCAGATGCGCAGTGATGATGGGGGCACGGTTACAGGACGGCTGTCCATGGCCAACCCCAACCTCCAGCAAGTACCCGCCCGCCACGAAATCATTGGCCCTATGGTGCGTAACTTGTTCCTGCCGGAAGAGGGGGAGCTTTGGGCATCGAATGACTTTAGTTCTCAAGAACCTAGACTGCTGGTCCACTATGCAAGCCTCTTGGATTTGCCCGGGGCCGATGTAATGGTAAACGCCTATAGGGAAAACCCTAACACTGACTTTCACCAGATGGTGGCCGACATGGCGGGAATTGGCCGCAAGTCTGCCAAGACAATTGGCTTAGGGTTGATGTACGGTATGGGCAAGGGCAAGCTGGCCAACCAGTTGGACTTGCACATCAGCGAGGCTGATGAATTGATCACCAAGTTTCACCACAATGTGCCGTTCCTTAAGGGCACGGTCAATGCGGTCATGAAGCGCATAGATAGCCCCACGTCCAACGGGAGCATCCGCACGCTGCTGGGCCGCAAGTGTAGGTTCCCTTTGTGGGAACCAATGGAATGGGGTGTGAACAAGGCGCTGCCGCGAGAGCAGGCAGTCATGGAATACGGGCAACGGATCAAGCGCAGCGGGACTTACAAGGGTCTCAACAGGTTGATACAGGGGTCGGCTGCGGATCAGGTCAAGTCCGCCATGGTGGCGCTGCACAAAGCGGGGATCAGGAGCATGCTGCAAGTGCATGATGAGCTTGCATTGTCCGTTAAGAGCAGGGAAGAGGCGCAGGCCGCTGCGCAGATCATGATGGAAGCAGTGAAGCTGGAAGTCCCAAGCCGGTGCGATGTGGAAGTCGGTCCGACTTGGGGATCAGCAAAGTAGGTTGTTGGTGGCTGGCTTCGAACCCAGCGCGTAACCCTGCATGGGCCTGTTCTTCCCACCGATGCCTCGGCCCACCTTAAGGTGAATTAGCTGAACTACACCAACACGGCTGGGGACTGGTTTGTCAGACGATGTGTCTGCTGGTCACCGGCAGCTTTCCCGATAAGACCAATCCCCATGCGTGATGGCCACCCCTTACGGGGGTGAGTCGGCGGTATTCTACTTCGCTGTTGGATCAGGCTGCTGCATGTATTTTGCCTGTTGTGCTTGGATGTCGCGGAATTTATTGATCACCGCTTCAGCCGTTACCAGCGCTTTATCGTGGGCCCCGTCAAGGCCGTTGGTCTGGCGGTAGGCCTTAGCCAAGTCATCCAGCACTGCGATTACGTTATCAAAGGTCAATATCATTTTATGGTTTCTCCGTGGGTTTAGGGCAATTCTCGGGGGGTACTACTACGCACCATATAGCGGTCCATTGACCTTTATGTTCCCTAAAGGAAACCCATCGGTCTATGTATGTATCGGGCATTACTGATAAAGAACGATTGATCGCGGTCCGGTCTTTTTCAGTGCGTTCAGCTATCTCAGCTGCGGTCAACCCATCAGGATACTTTTGTAGAGCCATCCTTATGGCGTGGTGGTTGGACTTATACATTGTCACCTCTAGCACTAAAAACATCAATTATCTCAGTTGAGATACGCTGTAGCGTGACTGCATCGCCAACATCATGCTTTTCGTTTATACGTAGCAAGCGCTGTATTTCTCTGAGCGCTAACCACGCTTCATCGGCGTGAATTGCATCAAGCACTTCAGCTTTTTCTTCAAGTTGGATTGTTACTTTCATGTGTTTTTCTCCTTAATAAGGGCTTGCAGTGTTTTGCCAAAATTAATTTGTCCCCACGGCATAGGCGCACCACGGTGAATCTTTACAATATCGTAGTAGACCTGTTCAATCTGACTGTCTGTCAGGTCAACCCACGGGCGCTTTTCTTCCAAAGGTTTTAACTGCCCAAGCGGCGTGAACATGGGGTCGTTCTTGTCCGTGCTAACGTGGTGGTTAGTGGGGTCGTACCATGCGATAGTCATTTCTTTTCCTTTGCTTCGTATCCCGCTACATAGCCTTCGTAGTGCGCTATCCATGTGCCGTTGTGTACCTTATCGTCCAGCGGCGTTTGCTTTTGTTGCTTGATCGCTTCCTTGTGCATTGCTATACGCTTGTTTGCATAAGCCGAAGCGTCAAGGTGTAGTTGGACTCTCTTTATGCTGTTGACCTCATCGTCCTGTGTTCGTTTCATAGACTCCCCCAACGCTTTAACGTAACGAGCGCCAAGCTGATCGTATTTGTCTTCATCCATTGTTCTTCTCCTTTAGTTTGGCTTCAACTGAGGCAATAAGTGACTTTAAATCGCCACCATCCCAATCAATCTCATCCCCATCCGTCAGCCCTACCCACGGGCGCGTCTGCGCGTCTATTATTTTGTTTGTCATATCCAAAGCATTCCTCAAGCGGAGCAATTCAAGCTCAATGTCTTTTAGTTTGGCAATGGCATCAAATGTTTTTTCTTGTGAGTTCATGTGTTCTTCTCCTTTAGTTTGGATTCAATTTGGTCAAACAGTTTGCGGGTGTAGCCTTTGATAGGCGTGTCGCCCCACGGCCCAACGATTTCTTTTATTTCCTCATCCGTCAGGCTTACCCACGGGCGCTTATAGACTTGGATGTCATCATCGTCATCTACTTTGCGCTTAGTGTGATGCACAAGGTACATCCCTTCCTCGTCCAGCGCCGCTGCCTTTTTGCTTTGATAGCCTGTCATGTTGTTCCCCTTGCGCGAATGGCGGCGGCGCATTGAATTCCTGATTCTGCACCTACTTCTGATTTGGTACTTTCAAGCCACCATGTAGTATCCTTGCTCCATACATGGCTCTCACACGCCTTTGCACACGCCTCACGCTCATCGGCACGGGCTTTTGCTTCTACCAAGTTAGCAAACTGCACCCAAGCGTTATCAAGAACCCAGTTGTCCATGCCGCCTTCATGCAGTCCGTTGTCAGCCAGTAGCTGCATTACTTGTTCGTTGTTCATGTGTTACTCCTTGCCTTGTATAGTGGGATAGCGCCATCGTCACCTTTGTTTGCTTCAAACCAAAGACGCAAACCAGTGTCATAGCTAAACCAACCTACGCAGTCTTGCTCAGCCATTGCATTCACCGCCCTGTCAACACTAGACTGCATCTGCTTTTGCATACCGTCAACAAACCCGCGCTCGTAATCTGGGCCTTGCTTCAATACCAAGCCGCCAACAACGTCAATCAGCCTTTTGATTTCAGCCACCAGCGCGGCTGTCGTTTCCATGTCCACCGGAACCATTGCTCCGGGGAATAGCCACTCTTCTTTCATGCTTGTCCCCTGTTACGGATGGCAACGCCGATTGAATACACATCGTCACGACCGTTGGGCCAGTCATCACACACCTTTGCACACGCCTCACGCTCTGCCTCAACAGCGTCATTGATGCGCTTAATCCAAAGCTCTGCACGGGCAAACCCAATCTCACGCTCAATTGAACGTGCAAAGTCCACCACGTTCTGATGCTCAAGGCAGATGTGCACAGCATCTACAACTTCGCCATTTTCATAATTGATGGTTTGGTTGCACTTCCAAATTTGTTCTTCAGTTAGTTTCATCTGTCTTCTCCATCAAAGTTATCAATGTGTGTCTGCAAGTCAACGATGCGGGCTGTTTGGTCGGCAATGATTTTCTCTGTCGCCCTTATCCACTCGTTGGCTGCTTTTAACTCTGCTGCCATGCGCTGGATAGCATCTTCAGCCAACACTGTTTTCGCATTCCAGTGAGAAGCCCTCCAACTTTTGACCTCCGCTAATGCTTCTTCAAAGTTATCCGGTAGTCGTGAAAAGGCCATGCTTTACTCCTTTATGTCGTGGGCGGCTTCAATGGCTCTAGCAAACGCTAAATCAAACTCACCCGTGGGCGGTGACTTGTTCCACTTCATGCGCTCACGGTCAAGAATCTGTGCAATCTCATGGTCTCTTAGAGGCTTGCGCTGTGTGTCATGCGATGTCTGGTCAAGCATCACAGCACGGGCTAACGCTTCACACGTTGAGCAGGGCTGCGCCAAAGCCAGCATCTCTTGCACTTGAGTAGTAGAGGGCCACCAGTCTGCGTGATGTCCGCAAAAGTCTCTGATTGCTTTTTCAGTTTGTGTCATCTTGTTTTTCTTTCTGTGGGAATGTTGACGATAAATAACGCACAGCAGTGTCGCCATCTTTAAGTAGCACCGTTATCGTTGCGGCCTGCAAGTCACTACCGTATATCAGCATCAGTGCTTCCATGATTCTTTGTGTTTCGTTGTTCATCACTTCCCCCAAAACGCAAAAGCAATCATTGCCACACCAGTCGCCACGCACACCAAAGCAATCAAGCCCTTGACGCTGGCAGCAAGATCATCTATTAAGTCAGGCTCAAGCCCATTGTTTCGATTCATAAACGCATCGTTGGCTTCTTGAGCGCGTTGCTTGCGTATAGGGCAATCACGCCCTTGTGTACATTCGCCGTTTGCGTTGCAACAGTTAGTCATTTGGCACGCTCCTTGAGCATGGCCTCTGCCATCTTGTATGCTTCCCTTGCAAGTTCATCGTCGGGCGGTGCGTATTTGCCTGATGTCGCCGCATAAGAAAGCAAGCCCCGCAACGCTACCCCCGCAAATTCATCACGCAAAGTTTTGTCCCTTGCAAATCCGCCGGTCTTTACGTGCCAGTCGGTGTATTGTTTCGCAATCGTTGCATCAATCGTTTCATCTTTCATTTATATTCCTCCATGCGGGCGTTAAGCCGCTCAATGCGTTTAAGGTTGTAGTCAACTACGCTTTGCGCATACTCGACTGCCGTTTCAGCTTGGAGCTTGGCCAAGTGACTTTCAGCAAGCTCCTCCGCTATCATCTCCAAAGGGGAAGGCTTGCGAAATGGCTCTTTAAATAATTCCCGTAACCCGATCTTTCGCATCATATTTTGTATCCTTTCTCAATTCCAAGTTTACGTTTTATCCAATATTTAAACGCCTTAAACCAATTGGAAGAAACATCATCAAGGCGCTGCTGCAAACGTACGTTTTCTATCAAAGCTTCGGTGTGCAACGATGATATTAAGTAGTACGCCTTTGATTCTGCTGGGGTCATGACGTGCCCCCTACCGCCATGTCAGGCAACTCCAACTGGTTAGGATTTACAACTGTTGTTTGCCCATTCATTAACTGCTTATCGCGCTTCTTGGCCTTGATAGCCTCCTTGTTGGCGTGGTAATACTTGCGGGCATACTCACGCTGGCGCTCCAACTTGGCCGCTTTTTCAAAGTCTTCACGCGAATCGTTGGCCTTCTTGTCAAGAATCAAGGCCTGCAACATCCCTGCATGGACGGCCACTGTGTTTCTAGCCTGTCTCAAAGTGCCTTCAAGAATAGAGAGTCGAGTCTCAAGGACCTCGACTCGCGCCAATAGGTTGGCATCCTGTTTAAAATTAAAAAAACTCATTTCACTATTCTCCAAGAATCTTTCACGGCATTCGCAAAGGACCATCCCTTGCGCCTGAACATGAAATACAAACGAACAAAATTACGCATGGTCTAAATCTCCTCCATACTGCTCAGCGCAGCTTTCGCACACGTAGCAGGAATACAGGTCCACGCCCCACGAATCGCGGATCGTGGACTGCTTATGGTTCATGTAGTGGCATTCGGGACACTCAGTGGCCTCGTAGACCTCCAACTGCTCATCCGTAGCCTTGACTTCGGGGTACGTACTCTTAAATTCGTCCTTGGCATCAGCCTCGTTGTCAGCAAGAACCAAAACCGAATACGAACCCTCAGGAATTTCCAGCAATACTATGTACCAAGTCGGGGAAGGGAAGCGGGTATCAGTCATCCTGGCCCCCTGCTACGACTTCTTGGATCGTGACCTCGTAGTCGCCGTTACCACTATGTTCCTCGTAGAACTTGTCCCACGCCTCTTGCTCGTCCTGCGCAAAGATCTGCACTTCACCATGCTCCTTGGACCAAAACAGGTATTCCTTGTCCCTGTCTTCTTCGGTTTCAAAGCGGGTATGCAGCGCCTCGTACCTACGCTGCTCTTCCCGTTGGCGCTCCTCCCGCTCTAACTGCTCAGGGGGTATGGCCCGAAAGGCCGCAACCTTCTGAGCTACTTCCTCGTTGATAAGGTCTCCCATGTTGCTTACTTTATTCATCAAAATCTCCTTCGGGCTCGTCGCCCATAGTGTCAAAAGCGATCTCAGCACACTGCTCAATGTCTCGGATCGTGGAGTAGGACAGGATGTCCATAATCTCAACCTTGTTTGCCTTTACGCTGCTCAATGTCAACACGCCGGGGTCGGCAGGCTCGTCAAAGGTCGCTGGCGTAGCAGGCTCGTAATACAACTCGCAATCCAAAGAGCGAATCGGGCCGGTCAAAGCGTATAAGTAGTTCAAATATGGCATGTCAGTCCACCACGTTGTAGTAGTTTTCAAGCTGTATGAAGATGTCAAAAAAGTCCTCTTCAGACAACAAAGTGATCACTTCTAACGCCTCGCGGCCCACGACGACTTTTACCGAAGTTATACGCGCAGAACCACTGTCATCGTTACCATAATGCACCTCTATGGGTAACTTTAGCGTTAAGTCAGCTATGCTAGTGTGTTTAGGTATCATTGATGTCATTTCTCTATCCTTTCTAAGTTTATGACGATTAAAGGGTTTTGGGCCGTTGCCCGAGGCTTATTCTACCTTAGTTTGCCTTACAAACACCCTTAGTTTTGGGTGTCAATTGTAGAAATTGATACTAGGGTTTACCCTTAGAGATTTGGCTTATATGCCCAAATACATATAAAGAATGGGCTTTTATATGTATTTGGAGGGGTCCCTATAGAGTTTTTCCAAAGAAAAAAGATTTTGTTTTTATTTTCGTGGAATTAGGCGTAATGACGTAATTGGTGTAATAAGTGATATAAATCAATAGGTTATCTCATTACAGTGAGATCAGGGGTAGTGTGATGGTGTAATTTACTGGGGGGTCCCTACGTTTAAAAAAAAAAATTTCCATTTTTATTTTCTGATGAAAAAACTCTATAGGGAGGCCTCTGGAAGTGCCCCTTGCTTTCCTGCCTTACATGAGTTAAACTATCGTTATCCTTGTTTCGATAGGCTTAATGAAATGCTACTCCCAGACCTACAAATTGACCCCGATATCCCCGTTCCTAGGGGAAGGACGCTGTACCCTTTCCGTGAGATGGAAGTAGGCGATAGCATCTTCTTTGCTGAGCTGGCTAAGGGCACGTCCGCTAGGGTGGCTTCTAGCCATTTCTGCAAGACGCATGAGCCCACTTGGCACTTCACCCTTCGCAAAGTGGATAAAGGCTTTCGCCTGTGGAGGACAGCATGACACGTAAGGACGTTTGGAACGTACCTCCGGTTGTGCCGGACAAGGCCAAGCAGCGCATGGCTGGGGTAGTTGTGCCCCTGCGTCAGCAGCGCAAAGTGCTCAATGAAAAAGAATGGAAGTTTGTGCAGGAGTACGTTTCCGGTGACGGGCGGGTGACCCTGAAGGAAGCTGCCATCCGTGCAGGCTACAAGGAGGGCTCTGCAAGCGTCATGGCGTGGAAGCTGACCAACCCCAAGGAGTACCCCCACGTAGTGGCTGCAATACAGGCCTACAGGGCTGAATTGGCCTCCAAGTACAACACCAGCTATGAGCGGCACATGATGGACCTGCAAATCATCCGCGACAAGGCGTTGGCCGCTGGGGCCTTCTCGGCTGCCGTGGCTGCGGAATACCGGCGCGGACAGGCGCTAGGGACCATTTATGTCGAGCGCAAGGAAATCAGGCACGGCACCATCGACAGCATGAGCAAGGAGGAAGTACAGCACCAGCTAGACGAACTCAAGCGCTTGTATGGCGGACCCCCTCCCACTGCCTTGATTGACGCTGATACCGGTCAAGTCATGGACAGCATGGCCAAGCAGGCAGATCCGGCCTTCGACGCAGGCGTACCGGAGCCGCCTCTCGACATTTTTGAGATGGACCATGGCGACGACACCGGAAAGTAAATTCGCGCAGCGCGTGCGGGCTTCCCTTGGCTGCTGTGACATTGAGCGCATAGAGAATCGCGTAAATCTTGGTGTGCCTGACATGCTGGTCGGCGTTGATTCTCGGTTTGTCATGGTCGAGCTAAAGGTCGTTACCAGTGGCCTGAAGGTCGCGCTGCGGTCCCATCAAGTGGCATTTGCTACTCGGCACACGGCTGCGGGCAGGCCTTCTTTTGTGCTGGTCAAACGGGACGGCGGCGCGGCCAGTAGTCAATCGGCTGTCCCGCCTGATTCCATTGCCTTGTACAAGGGCGCGGCTGCAATTGAGCTATACCAGCAAGGGCTGCGCCTTGCGCCCTTGGCGTGGTGGCCTTCGCGTACCATGAACTGGTCAGAATTGCGAAAGCTATTGGCAACCGAATAGCAATAGAAAAATGCAATCGGCGGGACGCTAAAACCCGATTACAATGGTGCACCGGCATAGATTAGCTGGTACTGTTAAACCCAAGAAAGGATAGAGAGATGAAAACCGCAAAAGAGATAGAAGCTTTTGTTGAGGCGTACGGCCAATGCATGGGCTATGAAAGCAAAGCAAATGTCGAGACCATTGCTCTCATGTTGTCGATGGACTACGACGAGGAAAAAATATCGGAGCGTTTTTGCGAAAGCCGCACGGTAATTGACGCATACATTTTGTGGAACCATGCTATGGGCTTTGGCGCTATGTATTGGAAGGAAGGGGCAAAAAATGTTTAATGTTTATAACCATAATCACACCCTGCTCGGATCATTCGACACCAAGCACGCTGCCGACAGCGAAGCCGCTTTTTATATTGAGCAGACGGGTAATGCCGCCTTTGTTCACGAAGGGCCTAACCCCGTAAGCATTCACCGCCAGCACCCCAAGCCGCGCCAGCGCGTGAAATTCGTTGTTTGCTACCCTAGCACCCGCACTGCTGTCGCTGCTTTCGATACTCTCAAAGCCGCCCGTCATCATGCGGAAAATATGGTGATATATGGTTTTCCGTGGGATTTTCCGGCACGCACTGCGATACCTATTATCTCCCGTGAAACCATAGAAAAATACAATCAAAGGACAGCGACAGCTATTGCATAATCAACCCATGCCGGAATAGTCCGGCACAACAGAAAGGATAGCATCATGTTAAAAACAGTAGCAATTAGCGGAAACAGCAAAACGGGCCCTATAGCGGTAACTTACCGCGCAGGCGAACACGAGACATATGGCACTTGCCCGAAGACATGCAAGCTTCACCCGAAAAGCGAAACCGGCACGGATCAAATCGACAGCGAATATATGCAGGCGGTTTATGACGCTGTACCCCGTGGCGGCTTGGCGTGGGCTTACAGTCACTTTCAGGCGGAAGCTTTGCCACTGCCTGCCGAAGGGAAAACGACATTCAATGCGAGCTGTGACACTATGCAGGACGCTGCGCGGGCCGTTGAGCTTGGAAGGCCTGCCGTGTATGCTGCACCATATGACAGCGCCGAACAATGGCCTAAAAAATTCCACGGGATAAGCTTTGTTCGATGCCCTGCCGAATTGTCCGATTCGTTTACATGCCACCAGTGCGGGAATGGTTCCCCCTTATGCGCACGTGGAAACCGCGATTTTGTTGTGGTGTTTGTCGGCCATGGCACGGGTAAAAAGAAAGTAGGCACCGATGCCGAAGGCGGCTGCTACGCTGCATCGGGACCGACAGCGATTCAGTGGCACGCTACTAAAAAGAAGGGCGCGGCCAATGATGCGCAGGCAGTGCGGGATTTTGCGCAGCGCTTGCCGCACCGCTCAATGTTGCGCCACCATATCGCAGGCGATATCGGGAGGGCTACTGCATGATCATGGCATTCGTGGCCCTTGGGGTCATCATAGCCCTAGGCTGGCTACTTGATAAATTCGATTGAAAAATTCAATCGGCAGGCAGTGAATATTCCCCTTATAATTCAGTACCGGCACAAATTAACCGGTACTTTTTAAACTCTACAGAAAGAATAGTTATGGCACATATGATCGACACCACTACCGGCACAGCCGCAATTGCTTACGCTGGTAAAACCCCATGGCACGGCCTAGGGCAGGCACTAACCCCCGATGCTTCAATCGATACGTGGACACGCGAAGCCGGTTTGGCCTATGACGTGCTGGAATCTCCCGTATTGTTCCGCACTGCTGCGGCCACCGAGCCGGAAGCTTTCAAGGGCCGCAAAGTATTGCACCGCAGCGATACCGGCGCGCCCTTGGCCGTAGTGTCTGACGGATACCACGTAGTCCAGCCCGCGCAAATAATGGGGTTCTTTTCTGACTTAGTAGCGCTAGGCGGTTTTCAATTGGAAACAGCCGGAGCCCTTAGCTTTGGCCGTAGGGTTTGGGCGCTGGCATCCGTGGGTGACGCTGCACCGGTTATTGACGGCGATATGGTCAAGCCCTACCTATTGCTGGGCACGTCATATGATGGAACAATGGCCACAGTGGCCAAATTCACCGCTATTCGCGTGGTTTGCAATAACACAATCACAGCAGCAGTAGGCGGCGAAGCCGACACCGAAAAGGGCTATTTGAAAAGTGCAATTCGCGTGCTGCATAGTGAGCGCTTCGACGCTGACGCTGTCCGCTTGCAATTGGGAATCGTGGCGAATCAATTCGAGCGCTTTTTAGTGCAAAGCCGCCAATTGGCAGGCGTGCCAATGACCACCACCGAAGCCGATGCATTTGTGGCCGAATTGCTCAAGCCTTACCACCAAGGGAAAACCGCTGTCACCGATAGCCGCGCATACAAGCGAATTATTCAATTATTCGAAGGCGCGGCCATTGGTTCGGATATCGACGGGGTTACCGGCACGCGCTGGGGAATGCTTAACGCTGTCACCGAATTGGTGGACCATGAGCGCGGACGCAGCGACAATACCCGCCTTGAATCGGCATGGTTTGGCACCGGCAGCGCCCTAAAAAATCGAGCCGTGGAATTGCTGGCCGCTTAACGATAGCGTAACGCTGGCGTATTTCCCCCGTAAAAAGGGAAAATACGCTGGCGCTTTTTCGGTTGTTTTTAATATCGTAAACCTGCCCTCGAGCCGCGCACCGACAGCGAATAAAAATGCACCACGGGCCGCGCTCCGTGGTCCGTGGCACGCGCTTCGCGTGCCACGCTCAAAGCTTCGCGGCCCGCGCCCGAAGGGCTGGCGCAGCCAAGGGCCGCGAAGCTTTGTTATCTATCGGTGGGGCTGGTTTGATTGATAAATACAATCGGGGCTGGGGCTGGTATGCCCCTATAATGTAGCTATGCCATCGGCCGATGGCATACAACCTAGAAAGGATATTTTATGGGCTTAGATATGTATCTCAATGCGCGCAGCAGCGTCAATGCTTATGACGATGCCGAACAAATGGAATTGGAAAAAGTGCCGTTTATCGCGGCCGCTGGTATGCGGGTAAGTGGGATTACTTACCGCGCTATGTACTGGCGCAAAGCAAATGCCATTCACAAATGGTTTGTGGATAACGTGCAAGATGGCGTGGACAATTGCGATTCGTATGTTGTGGAAAAAGAGCACTTGCAGGCGCTGCGCGACACTTGCCAGCAAGTGCTGGACGATAACGCTTTGGCTGGGGAGCTGTTGCCGCCCAGTGCCGGATTCTTTTTTGGCACCACCGATATCACCGATTATTATTTTGACGATTTGCGCGACACTGTAGAGGCGCTGGATAAGGCGCTGGCATTCGCGCAGCGCGACAGGTGGTCAACATTTACTTATCAGTCCAGCTGGTAGCGGTATGCTATCGGGGCTCACGCCCCGATAGATAAAATTGTGTAGCGCAGCCGCCCTGCTGGGGTATACTTACCCCAGCCCCCAGCAGGGCTACATTATCAACTTAGAAAGGATAGCATCATGAAAACCCAAGGCACTAAACTCTCCACGTACGTGAACAACATGTTCGCAACATGCGAGGACATGGAAACAGCATTGACCCAAGCCGCCAATATTGCAGGCGGCGCGGACAACGCAGCGGCAGTGCACACTGCCGTTCATATGGTTTTGAATACGGCCATAAAATTGCATCAGGCAGACATGGCCAAGGCTAACGCGCCGCTGCTCGAGCTAATTGAATCGGAGATTCAAAAGTCTTTCACCGTGGTGCAGAATAGCATCGAGCACGCGCTCGATGCCTTTGATCGAAAGGTGGACGAGAAAATTGAATCGGCCATTGAAGATCTGGATATTGAGGGCCAGATTGAGAACGCGATTGATAACATAGATTTGGAGACACAAGTGCAAGATTACATGTCAAGTAATCCAATCGATGTACAGGATTTATTGAGCGGCGCAAACGTATCAATCACATTTGATTGATGGTATAATTCACCTACCGGATCCGCCGGATCCGGTATCAACCAACCTAGAAAGAATAGCATCATGAAGACTCGTATACTAAACCTCGGATGGGATTGCAAACTGGTAATACCTGAGAGCGTTTCTTCCAAAGACTTGCAAGCGCTTATCGGGTTTATCGGCACGCTGCGCAAGACTTCTGCGCATGGCAACTTCGCTGGCCCTGACTTCTCATACGCCAGCAACTTCGCTGGCGTACAACTTGAGGAAGTAGATCTACACTCAGAGGCGGATGCCAAGCGCTTGAGCGAAGAAAGCAAAGCAGCGTATAAGGCACGCGAAGCAATGGAAAAAGCAGCAGCGTAACCCCGAACTGGGCCCGTGGGCCCAGTTACCCTAAGCGGCCCAGTCGGGCCGCTTTTCTTTTGCCTGTGCGCAGCGCCCCAGTTCGTGCACCTGGCCTATTCCCAAAAAAGCCTTATAAATCAAGCACTTACGCGATGCTTGCCAAATGTAATAGAGTCGCTTTAATGATTTCCAATAACGCAATATAAATTGGTAAGCATTACCCAATAGCTATGGGCGGCATGCCGCCCATAGCCTAAGCCTATCCCCCTATCGCGCACCGCGCCCCATAGCCGCAGGCTATGGGCTGTGGCCCTCCCTTGCCCGTTAGGGCCCCATGCGTGGCATGGGGGGAGGGCCACAAAGGTACCGTCAGCTTCAGCGCCAGCTTCGCCTCTGTTTTACACCTGCACAACGGTATCTAGGACTTACGGAACCCACCCCCTTATTTTTAAAAAGGCAAGGGTGGGGGTATACTAAAAAAATTCAGAACTTTATGAGTCTGCCCATGAGCCTCGCTCCACCGTCCGATGTAGAACACAAACGCCTCTTGCTAGAGCTGCGCCTCCAGCAAATCGATATCCGCGCTAAAGCATCCAATGAATTCCTAGAATTCTGTCGTTACGTCTGGCCGGAGATCATCATTGGTGAACACCACCGGCGTATCGCCAAGGCCCTTGATCGTGTAATCGAGGGCAAGTGCAAGCGGTTGATGGTTGCCATGCCCCCGCGCCACGGCAAGTCACAGATGGGCAGCTATCTGTTCCCCGCCTATCTGATGGGCAAGCTCCCTGCTTCTAAGCTTATTGTTGGATCTCACACTGCCGAGTTGGCTCAGCGCTTTGGCCGGATGATCAGGAACCTTGTTGACGAGGACAAGTACAAGGAACTCTTCCCCGGCGTGGGCCTATCTGCTGACAGCAAGGCTGCTGGTCGGTGGAACACGAAGGGTGGTGGAGAAGCCTATTTCATTGGTAAGGGTGGCGCGATGACCGGGCGCGGCGGAGACATTGTGATCTTGGACGATATCTTGGACGAGCAGGATGCTTTGTCAGAAACGGCTATGGAGAATACGTGGGAGTGGTATACCTCTGGCCCCCGTCAGCGGCTCCAGCCCAACGGCACGATCATCGTGATCAATACCCGTTGGAAGACCGATGACCTTACAGGACGCTTACTAAAGCAGCAGGGGCAGTTAAAGTCTGATCAGTGGGAGATATTGGAATTTCCTGCCATTCTTCCTTCTGGCCGCGCTCTTTGGCCCGAGTATTGGAGCATAGATGAGCTAGAAAAGGTAAAAGTCAGCATTGGCCTGAAGAAGTGGAACGCCCAGTGGCAGCAGCAGCCCACCAATGATGAGGGCGCTATTTTGAAGCGCGACTGGTGGCGCAAGTGGACGTATGATGAGCCCCCGGCCTGTGAGTACATTATCCAGTCGTACGATACGGCGTACTCCAAGAAGGAGACGGCGGACTACTCTGTTATCTCGACGTGGGGCGTATTCACTCCCAATGCCGACTCGGGGCCCAATCTCATCTTGCTCAACGTCAAGCGCGGGCGCTGGGATTTCCCTGAGCTTAAGCGCGTTGCGCGGGCCGAGTACCTTTATTGGAATCCCGATAACGTCTTGATAGAGGCCAAGGCCACCGGAACGCCACTCCAGCAGGAACTCCGCAAGATAGGAATTCCTGTGACTATGTACTCCCCTGGTGGGCGGCGCACGGGCCAAGACAAGATATCCCGCGCCAATGCGGTAGCCCCTTTGTTGGAGTCGGGAATGATTTGGTATCCGCCTGATTTGGAGTGGGCACAAGAGATGGTGGAGGAGTGCGCTGCGTTTCCTAATGGCTCACATGATGATCAGGTGGATTCTGCTGTGATGGCTTGGAGCCGGTTCAGGGCTGGCAACTTTATTGCTTTGGACTCGGACGAGAAAGATCCAGAATATGCAGACAGCGCGGTGATGGAGTACTATTGACTCGGCTTGACGACTCAGTAAAATGGTGATAATACGCATCATTCCCGCTCCGAGGACCACGGACCATGGCTAACCCATCAGATCAAGAATTCATCAACCGCATCATGGATGCGGAAAGCAGTGGCCGTAGGTATGATAAGAATGGCAAGCTGCTGCAAGGTCCAAGGACCAAGCATGGTACTGCCAAGGGTGAGATGCAGGTTATCGATAAGACCAATCTTGATCCCGGCTTTGGGGTAACCCCGGCCAAGAACAAGTCTCCTGATGAGCGGGCCCGGGTGGGCAAGGATTATGCGCAGGCGATGTTGGATCGGTATGACAAGGATCGGCAAATTGCTGCCATGGCTTACAACTGGGGTCCGGGCAACGTGGACAAGTGGGTTGCTGGGGGAAAGAAAGGCGCTATCCCCGAGGAGACAGCAAATTATGTTGTCAGGGTGACGGGCTCCCCAATACAAACAGCCAAAAAGGCAGAGCCTACTCCTTCTTTCGCTGCCGCCGCCCCCGCTCCAGCAGCCACCGCTGGCGCTCCCAAACCTCCGGCTACGCCTCCTGTGAGGAAGGCAGAGGCTGCGCCGACCGAGGATATCAAATCGAGGATCGCGGCCCTCGGACCAAACTACCATGCCGCTATGGCGCTGTCCTATCTTGCAGACAACACCGATGAGGATGATCCGACGATACAGGCGTACAGGGAGCGCAATGAAGGCGGCAGTGATTGGTTGAGTCAGGAGTCAGCCCCTGTTGCTTTGGCCAGCGTGGACCTCAAAGCAAGCAGCCCGTTCCAAGAACCGGTGACCGCTGCCCGGGGTGGGTTGATCCATCGTGCGGGTGGATCGCCTGAGGAGGGAGAAGAAATTGCCAGTGATAGCGATACCATGGCAAGCAACACTGATCCTGAGACAGGTCGGGTTGTTACCACAAAGTATGGTGAACAAACCCCGGTCTATTCTTTCCAAGGAAAAGATTACCCCGCTGCGCAAGGTGCTAATCTACCACCGTCACGTTCTAAGCAGGCTCTTGAGGCTTATGTACAAGCAATGGTTCCTGATGCAAATGTACGGGAAAAATACCCTCTCAGTGATTCGGTCAGAGGATTTATAAGTCGGAAAGATCCCAGCACAATTAATTTAAGTCCTATCCTTTCCCCCGGCTCACGCGAAGAAACTATGCTGCATGAAGCCGAGCATTCAATGGATGCCCGGGGTGGGGATTTGCTTGGTCGGCCAAATATTAAAGGCATGGACAACAACTACCGGGCGTATTACCTGATGGGAAGCCGGTGGGCCCCTATCAACATGACGGTTAAGAACATTGTGGACAACAAGGATGAACTGGAACAGTTCTTTGGCCGTCCGTTAGACAACTCGTATTTCAGAAAAGAAACGTATACCAATGTTGCCAAGGATGGCGATCCGTCTGCTTTGTTTTCTGAACAGTTGGCAACTTTGTCGGCTTTGGAGCGGCAAACGGGAAAGTTTTTGACGCACGACCCTAAGATGCGTGAACTGATTTTCCCGTCAAACCCTTTGTACAACAACACCAGCATGATGGCGGTGTACGATGCGCTGACCGGGCCGCGCCAGACTCGCATGGATGCGCGGGACATGCCTCCCCATACCCCTGTTCCTTCTTACTTGTATGAAGAGCCGGGATCCATGACCCGTTTCTTTCGCAAGCACACAACTGGCCCAAATGAATACGGTATTCCCATCAAACGCGCCGATGGCTCCCCCGAGGAAGGGGAAGGTTCTCCTGAGTATTCTTTTATGGGGGTTCCTCGCACGGACAATGAGCATAAGCTTTACCCTAAAACCGAGCGCATGAACCCTGTTGTCAAGGCGGTAAAGTCGGGAGTGGACACTTTCAACCGTTTTATTGATAGCGGACCATCAGTAGGTAACGTGGTAGGTGACGTAGTGGGGGCCATACCTTTTGTTGGCCCAGACCTACGTAAAAGCATGGAAGAGTCCACCGTTACTTTGCCTACGAGGTATACACGTTCTCCCACAAATCCAAACGTGGCAGTAGGTGTTGAAACTTCTAAGGTTCCTGTAACTGACGCATTAAACAGCGTAAAGATGTCCGACCTTGTTGGCGGAACGGGAGTGAGCAATGTTCTGGGCAGTGTTGGCAAAGGGTATGCGCCTTCCCCGCTGGATGTTTTGGACACCGTAGGTGCTGGCGCTGTCGGCTACAAAGCGGCCAAGGCGGGTGTAAAAACTGCCAAAAAAGCTTCTGACATGTTGAAAGAATTAAAAACTCCAGCGCAAGTGGCCGCTAACATTGAGCCTGCACTGGATGCAGCAACTCCCGCCGCCGCATCCCTTTCTGCTATGGCTACCCAAAGGGGAGCTACGCCCACCCCATTTTTTAGCCCTTTGGATGCATACGCTCAAACGCTAACAGGCCCCGTTACCCCGGCTGAGTTTATTAAGCAAGTACAGAACAAGGGTTTCCGTGCATACGAGGTAGAGCGGGCAAAAGAAGCCATGCAAAAACTAGGCACGGGCCAAGTTTCTCGTTCCCAGATTTTGGATTCATTAGACGAAACTTACCATCCTGAAAACTTTATCACCAAAGTTGCAGAACCGGGAACCGTTGGATACACCCACCCCGAGGTAGATAACGTGTTCAACGGAAGATACCCTTCTGATCCAGCGCTTTCGTGGACTATGGTCAATGGGAGAGGCAAAAGCCCTCCACAAGGCGTAATAAGCTTGCATCTTCCAGTTACGGATCAAATGCGGGAAGCTAGGCAAGTACAAATTGCTTTAGAAAACTTAAGAAGTTATAAATTGAGTTTAATCAACCCCAGTGTTACATCTAACTCCGTAATGACATCAGCGGAAAAAGCAGCCAGTTTGATAGCGGATGTCCATGGGCAACGCAGTGAAGAAGCCCTTGATGCCATGGAATCTGTAGATCTTATACGCCGGAAACAAGAACAAATTGTTCCTTACTTAGAGCAAATTCCTGAATACTTAAAATTACAACAAGAATTTAAATATCCCATGGCAAAAGCAGATGCAAAATTGTTTTCACAAAAATATGAGCAAGAAGGAAAAATTATTAGTCAACAGTATCCAAATCTTTCTGGCACAGAAAGAGCGCAGATGATTACAAAAAATACGGTAGAAAAATTAAGAGATGAAACCCGCAAAAAATTAATGGTTTTCTTTGAAAAACACAACGTCCTTAATCATGAAGTTAAAACCATGTTTAAAGATGCCGTTGATGCCGATCAAGCTATTGGGGATGGACAAGGTACTTACACTGATTTCGCATTTAAACAGGCGGATAATGTAATAAACCGTGATTTAAAAGACTTTCACACAGCAACGGGCTCAGAGTTTGCTAGGCTAAAACATAAACTTCCTGATTATTTAGTCCCTGACCTAGGTCATGGTGATTTGTATTCCAGCAAACTCCCTGAGGGGGAGGGGTACACACACATGATGTTGCATTACAGCCATGAAACAAACCCGGTGGCTTTTAGCCGGTTTACTGACCACACTGTAAATCTTAATGGTCAAAAAATGGAAGGAATGTATGTGACTGAGCTACAGTCCGATTTGTATAAACGGTTAAAGCAAAGAGGCGCTGTTGGGAAAAGCGCGGCAGATGATGCCCCTAAAATTGATAAAATAAAACAAGAACAACAAAATTTAAATTCCCAAATAGAAACTCTAAGGGAAGAACATGAGTCGTATTCAAAATACGGAGAAAACCCAAATACTATTAGCTATGAAGTAACGGGGGCTAAATTACGTGATTTACAAAATGAATTGCTTAACAAAGATATTTTAATTTCAGACATTAAAAACAAAAAATACGATGTTGCTCCAGCTTATGCGGGAATGGAGAATTCTCCGCAAGTAATTCAACAACTTGCAGCTAAAAATGCAGTACTTGCTGGCGTAAAACGTGGAAAGAATTTCGTGGCTTTTCCCGGGGTAGAGTCAGATCAAGCAAAACTTTATGAAAAAATGCCACGAAACATTGATGAAATTTTAAGAGACCTTGGCCCCGGTTTTGAACATCAAATAGTGCGTCTTCCTTTGCCTGAAGGGGTGGATAGCACAAAAATGTACAAACTGATGAAAGCAAAGTCTGTTGAATATCCAACGGATGCAAATGGCATAGTTATGAATAACGAGCCCCTTACAATGCTTTCGCATGCGATAGTCTGGAGCCCCGAAGCCGCTGCGCGGATCTTGAAACAGGGTGTACGCTTCCGCCACGGCGGCTCCGTTGAACGCCAATCGGACGATAATCGCCGCTACCTATAAGGACAGAATATGCCAGTTGAAAAAGCCCTACGTGCTGAAGACCTGCCTTCAGGCAGCATGGACATTGAAGTCGATGACGGTCCGCTGCCCGATGTCAACATCACCTTTGACATTGAGACCGGTGGCGTGGTCATTGACATGGGCGAAGACGATGCTGCTGAAGTCCCCTTTGACAGCAACCTTGCCGAGGTAGTACCGGAGTCTGTCCTTGCCTCTATCTCTCAAGAACTAATGGACATGTTTGATGCGGACGTGGCATCACGCAAGGAGTGGGAAGATCAGTACAGCAAGGGCCTCAAGCTCTTGGGCTTTAACATCGAAGAGCGCACCCGTCCCTTCAAAGGAGCGTGCGGCGTGAGCCACCCCTTGCTCACCGAGAGCATCGTCCAGTTCCAATCCCAAGCACTCAAGGAATTGCTCCCTGCCGAAGGCCCCGTGCGTACGCAAGTGATGGGCAAGGAAACCCGCGAGAAGCTGATGCAAGCGGATCGCGTGCGGGACTACATGAACTACCAAATCACAGACGTGATGGAAGAGTACACGCCTGAGTTTGACCAGCTTTTGTTCTACACCGGTTACGGCGGCTCCACTTTCAAGAAGGTCTACTACGACGAGAACAAGGGTCGCATGGTGAGCGCTCTTGTGTTGGCCGACAACCTGTACATCCCGTACCACGGTTCGTCAGTCATGAGCGAATGCGAACGCATCACGCACCGCGTATTCATGTCCGCCAACGCCTACCGCAAGGCCGTGGTTCGCGGTCAGTACTTAGATGATGCCGAGACCGCAGACGCTGGCAGCAATAGCCCAAGCGTTATCCAAAAGGCAGTGGACAAGCTGACCGGCGTGGCCCCCACTCCTGATAACGATGAAGTCTCCTTGCTGGAATTCCAAGTTGACTACGATCTCCCCGGCTTTGAAGACAAGGATGAGGAGGGCGAGGAAACAAATATCCAATTGCCCTACATCATCACTGTGGATGAGACCTCCAAATCCGTTGTTGGCATCCGCCGCAATTGGGAAGAGGGCGACAAAAAGCATGCACGCAAACAGTACTACGTGCACTACATCTTGGTCCAAGGCCCGGGAGCCTATGGCCTTGGTTTCTTGCAATTGGTTGGTGGCCTGACCAAGACAGCAACGTCTGCCTTGCAGCAACTGGTCGATGCCGGTACGTTCGCCAATCTGCCAGCGGGCTTTAAGGCCAAGGGCGCACGGATCATGAATGATGACGTGCCGCTGCAACCGGGTGAGTTCCGGGACATGGATGCAGGCGGAGCAGAGTTGCAGTCCTCCCTGTTGCCGCTGCCGTACAAGGAGCCAAGTCAGACGTTGTTTACTCTGCTTGGATTTTGCGTGGACGCTGGTCGGCGCATGGCATCTATCACCGACATGCAAGTTGGCGACAGCAACCAAAATGCCGCCGTGGGCACAACGATTGCACTGCTGGAAAAAGGCAGCGCGGTCATGTCCTCTATCCACAAGCGCCTGCACTACAGCCAGAAGCTGGAGTTCCAATTGCTGGCCAAGGGTTTTGCGGAGTTCCTTCCTGACCAGTATCCGTACGATGTCCCCGGCGAGTCGCGCCTCATCAAGAAGTCTGACTTTGATGACCGTGTGGACGTACTGCCGGTATCTGACCCCAACATCTTCTCGGTGGCCCAGCGCATTACTATGGCGCAAACCCAGTTACAACTGGCTCAGAGCGCTCCGCAGATGCACAACATGTACGAGTCGTACCGTAGGATGTACGAAGCCATTGGCGTGCGGGATATTGACTCCATCTTGAACTCGCAGAACGTGGACAAGCCTAAAGACCCGGCCAGCGAAAACAGCATGGCGTTGGACGGCTCACCGCTTAAAGCTTTTGCTGGCCAACAGCACGATGCGCACATAATGACTCATTTAATGTTTGGTATGTCACCAATAGTGCAGGGCGCTCCGGGCGCACCCATTATTTTGCAGAAACATATCCTTGAACACATCTCTATCCAAGCCGAAGAGGCCGTGGAAGCTGAACTGTTTAAGCAATACGGCACTGACCCTGACTCAATGATCTCGCCGCTGCAACGCGAAGCCATGGTGGCTTTAAAGGTAGTAGAAGGTTTTCAAGCAATGAAGGCTATGCAGGACAAGTTGCAGCCTCCATCTCCCCCTGATCCATTGATTGATTTGAAGAAACAAGAGCTTCAGCAGTCTGCTGCCAGCGATCAAGCCAAGCAACAGGTCAATCAGGCCAAGCTACAGCTTGATCAGCAGAAAGAACAGTCCGATGAACGCATGGATCAGGCCAACTTGGCCTTGAAACAGCAACAACTAGGAGCCCAAAATGGCAACCAAGCCCGTTAAACCAAAGAAAATGCCAGAACAGCCGCAAAAAACGGCAGTAAAAGCCTCAGAAAAACCAAAAGTTACGTACGTCTACCGAAAAGATGCGTTTAATAAGGTAAAACTTGCGTAGTTTTACGGTATAGTACGCACGAACCCTTCAAACAGGGGCCAAACTGTTTGCTTTCATAGGAGAAATCCATGCTGGAATTTGCAGAAGCGGTATTTGTTCAGATCAAACGGCTCCGTAAAGAGTCCCAAGAGATGATTTTGAATGGCCGTGTGCAGAATATGGAGCAATACAAGTTCATGATGGGCCGGTTGGAAGGGTTTAACTTCGTTGAGGATGCTGTGCAAGAGATTCTCAAGAAAAATCCAAACCTTTAAGGATCTATTGATGACTGTAGCTACTCCATTGGAAGAAAAGTGGGCTCAGGAATTTGCCGCAAAGGCAGAAGCCGAGGCCCAAGCGGCAATTGCAATGCAAGAAGACGAAGCTCGTGCCAAGCAAAGCCATGAAGAACAGCTTGACGCTGTCAAAGACCATTTGCCACAGCCTACTGGCTGGCGAATTGTGGTTTTGCCTTACCGAGGCGTTGGCCAAACAAAGGGTGGAATTCATTTACCCGGGCAAACCCTAGATCGTCAGCAATTGCTCACTACTTGTGCCTACGTTTTAGCCGTTGGCCCTTTGGCATATGCCGATACTCAGAAATTCCCTCACGGTCCTTGGTGCAAGGAAGGTGATTGGATTATTTTTGGCCGATATGCCGGTGCAAGGATGCAAATTGAGGGTGGCGAGATTCGAATCTTGAACGATGACGAGATCTTGGCCAAGATTAAAGACCCCAATGACATTCTTCACATGTAAGGAGCCCAAAAATGGCACGACAATTTATGAATGACAACCAGCTAGAGTTTGATCTAGGTGAAGGCGAGGTCGCCACGGACATTTCCGTGGAAGATCCCGTAGAAGAAGGCGGCGCTGCTCCTGCGGCCCCCTCGGAGAATCAAGAACACCGTGATGAACTGGACACTGTCAGTGAAGGTGTTCAAAAACGCATCTCCAAGCTTACTGCCCGCATGCGGGAAGCCGAACGCCAAAAGGATGCAGCTATTGCCTTTGCCCAAGGCTTGCAAAGCGAGAAGTACACCCTTCAGCAAAAGCTTGTCAACACGGATTACAGCCGTTTGAACGAAGCCAAGGGCCGACTGGACACTCAGCAGGCTACTTTGAAGGCAATCATCCGCAAAGCCCGAGAAGAAGGTGACATTGACACCGAAACCGAAGCCCAGCAGCGTCTGACTGACCTGACTATGGAGTCCCGCCAAGTTACAGGCTGGCTCCAGACCCAGCAACAGCAGGTGGAAAACTTCCGCCAGCCCATGCCGCAGCAGCAGGTCCCTCAGGTACAACAAAAACCCACCCCCTCGCCCCGGGCGGAGGATTGGGCCTCTCGCAATACATGGTATGGTCAGGATCGCGTGGCTACTTATGCCGCTTGGGGAATCCACCAGACTCTTGTTGAGCAAGAGGGGGTTGAACCCGATTCAGATGAGTATTACAATGAATTAGATCGAAGACTTCGGGAAGAACTCCCGACCCGCTTTGCAGCCCAACCCAGACAACAGCGTTCCGCGCCTGCTGTTGCACCTGCTTCCCGTAGTTCGGGGATAAATAGTGCGCGCCGTACTGTCCGGCTATCGCCGAGTCAGATTGCTATTGCTAAGAAGCTGAATGTTCCTCTTGAGGAATATGCTAAGTACGTAAAGGAATGATCATGAGCGAAAAAATTACCATCGATAGAGCCGCCCGCCCAACTCGGGATAAGGAAACTCGTCGCAAGCCATGGGCAGCGCCTTCACGCTTAGATACACCACCGCCTCCAGAAGGCTATGGATACCGTTGGATTCGTGCAGAAGTCAATGGATTCGTAGATAAGCAAAATGTCTACAGCAGCATGCGCGAAGGTTATGAACTCGTGCGCATTGAGGAATTGCCTGAAGAATACCAAGGCATGATGCCCACCATTGAGGATGGGAAGCATGCAGGGGTGGTCACCACCGGTGGCCTGCTTCTAGCAAAAATCCCTGATGAGACTGCTGAAGAGCGTAATGCCCATTACCGTATGAAGGCCCGTGAGCAGTTGTCCGCAGTAGACAATGAGTTGATGCGAGAAAACGCACACTCTACAATGCGCATTCAATCCCCCGAGAGAAGTTCCAAAACAACTTTCGGAAACCGTTAATTCGGATTTTTTAATCTTTTAGGAGCTACAAATGGCAAATGTAAATAAGCCTTTTGGTCTGCGTCCGCTAGGTAATCTTTCAGCTACTGGTGCTCAAAAGCAGTATGGCTATCTGATTGCAAGTGGATACGGAACTGCGATCTATCAGGGCGACTTAGTTGTTGTCTATGACGGATACATCATCAAGTATGACGCTTCCACACACACTGCCCCCACGGGCGTGTTTAACGGTTGCCAATACAACGACCCGACTCGCACCGACAAACCAACTTGGAAGAATTACTACCCCGGTAGTATTACCCCCAATATTGGTAGCATTGTGTGTGAAGTTCAGGACGATCCAAACCAATTGTTCCTTGTACAGGCAGATGGTTCGGTCACCCAAGCAAACATCGGCAAAAATGCTGACCCAACTGCGTCTACCACTGGCAGTACCTACACCGGTATCTCCAATGGAACTCTCAGTTCGTCCTCCATTGCTAAGACTGCTGCATTGACGTTCAAAATCGTGGGTCTATCCGACACCTCGACGAACGCATTTGGCACCTATGCACAGGTGGTTGTGAAACTTAATCAACATCAATACGGTAGTGTTGGCGTTGCAGCAGACGGAGCATAATCATGGCTATTACACGTTCACAACTCGTAAAAGAGCTAGAGCCCGGACTCAATGCCTTGTTTGGTATGGAGTACAACCGCTATGAAAACGAACACGAAGAGATTTTCGAAATCGAATCTTCTGACCGTGCGTTTGAAGAAGAGGTAATGTTGACCGGCTTCGGTTCTGCTCCAACCAAGGTTGAAGGCGCAGGCGTGCAATATGACACCGCGAACGAATCGTTCACGGCCCGTTATACGCACGAAACCATTGCAATGGCGTTTGCATTGACTGAAGAAGCTGTAGAGGACAACCTCTATGACCGCCTCTCTGGTCGCTACACCAAAGCACTGGCGCGTTCGATGTCTCACACCAAGCAAGTCAAGGCGGCTTCTGTACTGAACAATGCATTTACTGGCGGCAATTATGTCGGCGGTGACGGCGTTTCTCTGTGCAACTTGAACCACCCCACTGCACTGGCTCAAAACTTTGCCAATACGCCTTCGACTCAGGCTGACCTGAACGAAACGTCTTTGGAACAAGGTTTGATCGACATTGCAAGCTTCATCGACGAGCGTGGCTTGAAGATCGCTGTTATGGGCAAGAAAATGATTGTTCCAAAAGAACTTCAGTTTACTGCCGAGCGCCTGATGAAGTCCACTCTGCGTACTGCGACTGCCGACAACGATATCAATGCCATCAAATCGATGGGCTTGATTCCTGACGGTTATGCCGTGAACCACTTCTTGACCGACACCAACGCATGGTTCATCATGACCGATGCGCCCAACGGTCTGAAGATGTTCCAGCGTTCGCCAATCAAGACCGCCTTTGAAGGCGATTTTGACACCGGCAATGTGCGCTACAAGGCTCGTGAGCGTTACAGCTTCGGCTGGTCTGACCCTCGCGGCATCTACGGCTCTTCGGGTTCGACCTGATAAGCTTCAGTACGGTAGAGGTGACTGGCCTGCCACTAGGGCCCCTTCGGGGGCCCTTTTTATTGTTTCAAATCTGTCATAAATGCCGCCTAAGATGTGCTTGCAGCGCGGTGTTGCATCATTTTTATAGGGGTTTATCATGGACATTACATTTGTGGCTAAAGTTGATTTGTTTGATTTCCTTAGCTATTTTGGGGTTGAAGTTGAGGATGTTTTTGGTGATGAAGTTGAAGATGAGTTTGCTGACGAAGAGTATGTATATGATGATGAAGGCGTAGCGTATTGGTACGACGAAGAAAATGAAGTTTGGTACGCATACGACGAAGAGTCTGACGACTGGTACGAGTGCGAAGAAGTTGCGGAAGACGAAGCTGAAGAGGAAGAGTCCGCTGCTTAATTGGGTACGACCCTACCCAGATTGGGAGGCTTTGGCCTCCTTTTTCTTTTGTCTTTCATTGTAGTGGTGTATGCGGTGGCAGTTTGAACACAGAACTATACATTTTGCCGCTTCTTTGTACGCTAGTTTGTACCGGCCGTTTTGGGCTAACTCATTAACGCTGTATTCTTTAGTATCCGGCGGGTGATGGAAATCTATACAGGCGGGGTGGTTAAACCCGCAATTTGAACAAGATAGACGGGCTTTGTAGTCTTTCCACTCCTTGCGTTTTTCCCTGCGACGATCATTGATACGGTTTTTTTCAGCCTCTTTGTTCCTTTCGTAGTACTTTGCTGAGTATTCCTTGTGCTTTGCCTTGTGAACTTCTGGGTCTTTGAAGGGCATATTGACAAGCCTTAAAAATAGTGTATATTGCAGCTAACCCGGGCTTTCCGGTACATTGAACTGTCCCGGCAGACGACATACCGATCAATGTACTTCACTTGTATGTAAGGACTATTAATATGGCACGCACTACGTTCAGCGGCCCCCTTCGTTCGATGGGTGGCTTGTATCAACAGGGCCCCGGCGCTGTTCTTACGCTCACTTCCAGCACTACGCTGGACCCCGTCACCCACGGCGGACGGCTTTTGGTTATTGGCGGCTCTTTGGCGGCTGCTTTGACCTTGACTCTCCCCACCATCAACACCAACGCTGATGCTTCCACTGCTGGCCCGGGCCGCGATTACAACACCCAGAATAATCTAGGCGTGCTGTACACCATTTGGGTTTCCACCACGATTAGCACTAGCTCTTTGAAGATTGGTACTGATGGCACTGACAAATTCATCGGCTCTCTGTTGTCGGTGGACACCGATTCGGCTGGCGCAATGGTAGGTTTTACTGCCGCAGCTTCAAACGACTTCATCAATTTGAATGGAACGACCACTGGTGGCGTTGCAGGCACTTGGATTGAGATCCGCGCAATTGCCGCATTGAAGTACTGCGTCACTGGCGTGATCCTCGGCACTGGCACCGTTGCTACACCGTTTGCCGATTCCTAATAGGAGGCCCTATGAGTGGCTTTCAATTTGACGTAAAAAGTTCGCATGTAAATGCCAGTGGCCAAATGGTCACTGGCAGAACGCGCCTGAAAGGCGTTATTGGTATTGGCTCTGGCACAGCAGGCACAGTGAACATTTGGGATTCTTCTGCGGCCCCAACTGCCGTCACTTATGGCCGTGCTGGAACTCTTATCACCATTACTCTGGCCTCCCACGGCTTGACTACCGGTGATGTGGTCGGCCTCGCCTTTGGCGCAGGCACAGGTGGTACAGCTACCAATGGAAATTATGTTGTTACGGTACTCACATCGAGTACATACACTGTAACGGACATTAATTCCGGTAGCATCACTGCCGGTGCAGCAGCTTCCCAAAGCGCCGTTGGTTCCCGTTGGATGACTTCATGGGACACCACAAATAACTCCGCTACGGTCACACTGTTGATCCCCGGCGATGGTATTTGGGCAACTAATGGCTTGTATGCTCAATTGTCAAACCAGACTGGCTTGACTATTTATTACGGATAAGGAGTCCATCATGGGACGTGCAGCAAAAATGGCAGATGATCAGTACCAAGGCGAATGCCAGCCCGGTGCGCAAAAGCAAGACATGGGCAAGGGTGGCCCTAAACAAACGCCTAGGAAGCCCGGAAAAGGCCCCGTAAGCTCTGTTTCTCCCCGTGGTGTAGGTCAGGCCCGCAATAAGCCTTGCAAGATGTACTAAGGAGCAGCCATGAAGCCCGGTTTGTATGCCAACATCAATGCAAAACAGGACCGGATTAAAGCTGGTTCTGGTGAAAAGATGAGAAAAGTTGGTAGCAAAGGCGCTCCAACCGCTGCTGCTTTTAAACAATCCGCAAAAACTGCAAAGAAGCCTAAAAAATGAAGTCCCCGGCATGGCAGCGTAAGGAAGGCAAAAACCCCAATGGGGGCTTGAATGCCAAGGGCCGCGCCTCTGCCAAGAAACAAGGGATGAATTTGAAAGCTCCTCAGCCAGAAGGCGGTAGCAGGAAAGATTCTTTTTGTGCACGAATGGAAGGCATGAAAAAGAAACTTACCAGCGAAAAAACGGCGAAAGACCCAAATTCACGAATCAATAAAAGCCTTCGTGCTTGGAAATGCTGAGGTCAATATGAACGATGCACATGACGCAAAGACAATGGCTGATGGCGCTGCGGTAGTCATGGGCCTTGGCGGTTTTTTAGGATGGATGACTCCCGTGGTAACACTTATTGGCGGCATCTTGACTATTGTGTGGCTAGGTATTCGTATTTGGGAAACCGATACGATACAGAAACTGGTAAAAACCGATGCCTAGTAAGAGTAAAAAGCAGCACAACTTGATGGAAGCGGTGGCGCACAGCCCCGCTTTTGCCAAAAAGGTTGGTATCCCACAATCCGTGGGCCAAGATTTTTCTAAAGCGGACAAGGGCCGCAAATTTCAAAAAGGTGGCGATATGAAAGCAAAGATGAGCATGAAGAAGTTTGAAGCATCTTCTAAGGACATGGAAAAAGGCATGAAAGAAGGCTCCAAAAAAGACATGATGGCTGATAAAGAAGCCATGATGGGCTACAAAAAAGGTGGAATGCCTATGAAGATGAAAGATGGCCAAAAAGTGCCTGCTTTTTTAAATAAAGGCGGCGCAGCACTCCGTGGCCAAGGCATTGCCCAGCGCGGTTATGCCGGTGGCGGTAAGGTGTCTAGCGTACAAGTAAAAGGCATGGGTGCAGCACGCGCACGCACTGCAAAAATTTGCTAAAAAATGACCACTTCGGGCGTAGCCAACTTTGACCTGCAATTTGATGACTTAATTGCCGAGGCGTACGAACGCTGCGGCATAGAGGTCAGGGCAGGCTACGACATGAAGACCGCTTTGCGGTCTTTAAACCTGATTTTTGCTGAGTGGGCCAACCGAGGGCTTAATCTGTGGACGATTGAGCAGCGGACCGTGACCCTTGTGGCTGGGACAAACAACTACAACCTTCCCGATGACACCGTAAATGCCCTGTCAGCGGTCATTCGTACGGGAAGTGGATCCACGCAGCAAGACATCACGATTGATCGCATCAGCCGCGCTGAATACCTGCACATTCCCAACAAGAACACTCAGTCCCGGCCCGCCCAGTACTATGTACAGCGCTCTGTACCTACAACTTTGTACCTGTACCCTGCTCCCGATAGTACGACTACCTACACCTTTGTGTATTACGCTGTTCGCCGGATCGACAATGCAGGCACTTACATCAATACGGCAGACATTGTTTTCCGTTTCCTCCCCGCTTTGGTTGCAGCGCTGGCGTACTACCTTGCTTTGAAGCGTGCACCTGAGCGCGTGCAGATGCTCAAGCAGTATTACGAAGAAGAGTTTGCCCGGGCTGCCATGGAGGACAGAGACACCGCCAGTGTGTTTTTGATACCTACTTTCACAGGTAGATAGCCATGTCAGGCTTCGCTTCTGGTAAGTTTGCGATTGCCCTCTGTGATCAGTGTGGGCAAAGGTACAAGCTGCTTGAGTTGATCCGAGATTGGAAAGGCTTTAAGGTCTGCGAAGAGTGTTACGAGCCTAAGCATCCGCAGTTGGAGCCCAAGCGCACAATTACAGAGCCGCAAGCCCTGTATCAACCCCGCCCAGAGTCTAAATTGCTTGTTACAATCTTTGTAGGGTTTACGGCGGATACTTCCTTCTCAAGTGTAGGTATGACTCCTATGCCTTATGCCAAACCGTTGGATGCAGCAGGACTTATGGGGCAAGTTGGGACACGAATAACATGACCTACACAGAACTTTGCGCAGCAATTGCTGACTACACCCAGAATACGTTCACGGCAACGGAACTTTCTACGTTTACGAAGCAGGCAGAGCAGCGAATCTACAACACGGTGCAGCTTGCCAACTTGCGCAAGAACATGACGGGCACTGTTACGGCAAACAACAAGTATTTGTCGGCCCCAGATGACTTTTTGTCGGTCTATTCCCTTGCAATTTTCCCGTACGGGGGCGGCGATTACACCTACCTGTTGGATAAGGATGTCAACTTCATCCGGGAAGTCTACCCTTCGTCCACTACCACGGGCACGCCCAAGTATTACGCCATTTTTGGACCACAGTCGAGCAATGTAACGGAGCTTTCCTTCATCCTCGGACCAACGCCAAGCACCACGTTCAGCGTGGAGTTGCATTACTACTACTACCCCGAGTCTATCGTCACTGCTGGTACATCGTGGCTGGGCGATAACTTTGATTCGACCCTTCTTTATGGCTCCTTGGTCGAGGCATACACCTTTATGAAGGGTGAGCAAGACTTGATGGGCGTTTACGATGCCAAGTACAAGGAAGCTTTATTGCTACTGAAGAACTTGGGCGATGGCAAGCAGCGGATGGACACGTACCGCGATGGCCAAGTCAAGAATAAGGTGGCCTGAGCATGATTACCGCAGGCCTTACCAATAGCTTCAAGTACCAACTGTTGTTGGGGCAGCATGATTTTTCCGTGGACACGATCAAGATTGCTTTGTACACAGTAAGCGCTGATATGGGCCCCACCACCACGGTCTATACGACCACCAATGAAGTGACGGGTACTGGGTATACCGCTGGTGGTGTGACGGCCACCAATGTAACGGTAACCTTGAGCAATGGCGTGGCGTTTGTGGACTTTGATGACCCAACGTGGGCTGGAGCCACCTTTACTGCGCAGGGGGCCCTGATTTACAATGTTTCCAAATCCAATAAATCGGTGGGATTGCTTAATTTTGGTCAAGCTCAGGTAATGATAAACCAAGGTTTTCAGATCTTGATGCCTTCCAACTCCTCCGATTTGGCACTTATACGTATCATCTAAGGAATTCAAGTGGCACTTGTAACTACCACCAAAGGCGACATGGATGATTCCTTGCTTGAAAAGCGGGAAGGCACAGTCGATAATGAGAATGAACTGACAACGTGGGTTGAGTACTGGCTGGATGGCGAGTTGGTTCACCGATCAGCGCACGTTACGCTGAAGAAAATGCCTACCTTTGCAGGTGGCGAAGCTGCTTCTTTTTAAGGAAATATTATGAGCAACACGCAATCAATGGTCACTTCGTTCCTTGGGGAACTGATGCTAGGTCAACACCAGCTTGGCACTTCTACTATCGTTTCTCGCGGGAGCCTAACCTCACCTACTACGGACACAGTTAAGGCGGCGTTGTACTTGGCTTCTGCTACGGTCAATGCTTCCACTACAGCGTATTCTGCTACTGGTGAAGTTTCCGGCACAGGCTACACAGCGGGCGGGGTGACGGTAACGAATGCAACGGCTCCAACTTCTACCAACTCGTCTTCAACGGCGGGCGTAGGGTACTGGACACCTTCTGCTTCTATTACTTACACAACCGTAACGCTGTCTACTGCGTTTGATTGTGTCTTGATCTATAACTCGACGCAGAGTAATAAGGCAATCAGTGTCCACACCTTTGGTTCCCAGACTATTACTGCCGGAACCTTTACCTTGACCATGCCTTCCAACACGACTACGACTGCTCTGTTGCGCTTGGCTACAACCTAAAGGTAGGTCATGGCTGGATGGGGCGTTGGCGCTTGGGGCTACGGCACTTGGGGCAACGGCGAAACCATCCTCACTGGGGATGAGGCAACCGGCTCCCCCGGTTCAGTCACGCCTAGCAGGACAGTAGCTCTAAGCGGAGTATCCGCAGCAGGCGCAGTAGGAACAGTAAGCCCAGTCATAACGGTAGCCCTGACCGGAGTATCGGCAGCAGGCGCGGTTGGCACAGTCTCCAGAGGAAACACATCCCTTGCTTTAACTGGGGTAGCGGCTTCAGGTGCGGTTGGCACGGTTGTTCCAAGTACCTCAGAGAGTGAGGATGGGGATGTTGCAGCAGGTCTAGTAGGTACGGTCACCCCAAGTTTGACGGTTGCGCTTACAGGCGTGTCAGCTTCTGGGGCAGTTGGGACTGTAGTACAGAGTAAAGCGGTAACGCTTACAGGAGTTTCAGCCGCAGGTGCGGTAGGTAACGTAGCTCTTGGTACTCGCTCACTTGCATTGACAGGTGATGCTGCTGCGGGATTGGTGGGGACAGTATCCCCAGATAGAGATAAAGCCCTGACAGGGGTCGCCGCCACAGGCGCAGTAGGTACGGTGGTTCAGTCTGCTGCTGTGCCTCTTGTGGGTGTTATGGCGCAGGCAGAGGTGTCGCAAGTAATTGTTCCTCTTAGCCCGTTGACGGCTACAGGTTCGGTTGGTTCGGTTACTCAAGGACTCTCTATTGCGCTGTCTGGAGTGTCTACGGCAGGTGCGGTTGGTTCGGTTGGTTTAGGGCCAAGAAGTTTTGCGCTGACAGGTAACTATGCCAAGGGTGATGTAGGTGTAGTTATCGCGGTTTACTGGAAATTGATAGATGACATGCAGGTAGCTGATTGGCAGAATATAGGTAATAATCAGACACCGGGGTGGTCAGGAATTACGAACGACGAAACACCCAACTGGGTGCTTATCCCAACTGAGTAGGAGTTATAAATGACGGTCAATTACACAACCAATCTAGCCCTCGGACAGCCGGTAACCGGCACAGAATCCGGTACATGGGGCGATGACGTAAACAACAGCGTTACGTCTTACTTGGACATTGCCATTGCTGGCGGCTTGTCGGTCTCTATCACCACGACAGACGTTACGCTCACGCTCACACAGGGTACAAGCTCGGCAACTAACATCGGCTCGACCACGGCGCAGTACGCCATCCTGAACGTAAGCGGGGCAATGACCGCAGCGCGTAACTTGATCCTGCCTAGCAGCAGCCGTCAGTACGTCATCAACAACAATACCACTGGTGGGTTTGCCCTGACGGTTAAAGGCTCTGCTACCAGCGGCGTAACGATGGTCAACGGCGAGAAGGCCCAAATATTTTGGAACGGCTCTGACTATGCCAAGCTATCCAACACACCGGGCGGCGCAGGAACATTTAGCTCCATCACCAACACCGGCCTGACATCGGGCCGTGTGGTGTACTCCACCACTGGTGGCCTTGAGACTGACTCTGCCAACCTTTTGTACAGCGGTACTGACCTGACTGTGTATGGCCTCACCGTGGGCCGTGGTGCTGGTGCTGTGTCCACCAATACTGCGGTGGGGACTAGTGCTTTAAGTGCTAACACTACAGGTGCAAACAACACTGCTATAGGCTATCAGTCTTTATTAAACAATACAGCCAACAACAATGCGGCTTATGGTTTTTCTTCATTAAAAGCCAACACATCTGGAACTCAAAATACAGGTATTGGACAGTCGGCTGGTTTTGGTACAACCACTGGAACAGATAATACCTTCCTTGGATTTACCACTGGTTATGCCAATACCACTGGCGCTCAAAATACTGCGCTTGGCTCCCAAGCCCTTGCGGCAAACACCACAGCCGCTAACAACACTGCTGTAGGTTATCAGGCTAGTTACAGTAATACAACGGGTACAGCAATAACTGCTGTAGGTCAAAGTGCGTTGTATTCAAATACTACAGCAGCATATAACACTGCTGTTGGTATGCGGGCTGCTTATACCAATACTATAGGTGCCGGTTTAGTTGCTATTGGGTATGGCGCTTTACAAAATAATACTACTGGATCTAATAACGTAGCAGTAGGTGGATATGATGGTAGCGCAGCACTTCCCCCGTTAAATTCCAATACTACAGGTTCTTCTAATACTTCTGTAGGTAACGGTGCATTAACCTCCAACACCACAGCATCAGAAAACACTGCTGTAGGCTATACCGCTGGTTACGCCAACACAACTGGCGTTCAGATTACCGCAGTTGGTTCTTATGCTTTAAGGTTAAACACAACTGGTAATTACAACTCGGCACTTGGTTCTGTTGCTTTGTACTCAAATACAACTGGCGGAAACAATACAGCAATGGGTTACTACGCCCTTTACTTAAACACCACAGCATCTCAAAACACCGCCGTAGGTTATCAAGCTGCGTATAGTAATACAACAGCAAATGGTATTGTAGCAATTGGTTCACTGGCTTTATACAGCAATACTACTGGTGCGGCTAACACTGCGGTGGGATCGTATTGGGGCGGAAATATTGAATCCCCTTTATACAGTAACACTACAGGTTCAGGTAATTCAGCTTTTGGGCCGGGAGCTTTAAAGTCCAACACTACTGGGTCTTCTAATGTTGGTATTGGTGTTTATGCACTTGTCTCCAACACCACAGCATCAGGCAACGTTGCTATAGGTTATCAGGCGGGATACACAAATACCACTGGCAATCTTGTAGCCGTTGGTTATCAAGCTGGTTATGGAAACACCACCGGATACTCTAATAGTGCTTTTGGTGCTACAGCATTAAAAACAAATAGCACAGGTATAGCTAATACCGCAGTAGGTGAAGGTTCTTTATTTTCCAACACCACAGCAAACTACAACACTGCTGTAGGGTATCAAGCCGCTTACGCAAATACCACAGGAGATGGTAATGTTGCTCTTGGTTATGCGGCTCTTAAAGCAAATACCACGGGATTACAAAACACCGCGCTTGGCTATTTGGCGATGTATAGCAACACTACTGCTACTCAAGGGTTGGGTGTTGGCTCTCAGGCTTTATACAGCAATACAACAGGCGCTAACAATACAGCCGTTGGAGCGGCTTACGCTCTTTACTACAACACCACAGGATCCAACAATACCGCAGTAGGTATGCAGGCTCTTGGAGCAAATACCACAGCCTCAAACAACACTGCTGTAGGTTATCAGGCGTTGTATTCCAACACCACCGGCGCTCAAAATACTGCTGTAGGATATCAGGCGGGGACTGCAAATACTACTGGTCAATACAATGTTCTGATTGGATATAGGGCTGGTGACGCTATTACTACAAACGGTGGGAATTGCATAGTAGGGCCGTTAGCGGGTATTGGTTCTACAGGGCAAGGCAATACATTTGTTGGAAATTTGGTTGTTGGTTCTACCAATGGTTGCGGAAGCTCAATGACCACAGGTTCCAAGAACACCATTATTGGTGGTTTCACCGGCAACCAAAGTAGCCTAGACATCCGCACAGCAAGCAACTACATCGTGCTGTCTGATGGGGATGGGAATCCACGGGCTTTTATAAATAACTCGGCCCAAGTTTTCTTTGACACGGTAACGGCTACAGCAACTGCTGGAGGAACATGCATCCTAGGCCCAACTTCAACAGGAAGTCCAAGAATTGCAACGGGCCATGCAACTGGGACTGCTGGAGGTAATGCGTATGCTCAATATATGCTTGCTGGAACAGAAATTGGCTCTATTACTCAAAACGGGACAACAGGCGTTTTATATAACCTAACCTCTGACTATCGCCTGAAGAACAACCAACAACCTCTGACAGGCGCTAAAGAGTTTGTCATGGCCTTGCAGCCTAAAAAATGGCAATGGTGGGACGGCTCTGGTGAGGGCGTAGGCTTTGTTGCCCACGAGTTTATGGAGGTCGCCAAACATTCAGGTCAAGGCAAAAAAGACGCTGTGGATGCCGACGGCAAGCCCGTTTACCAATCCATCCAGCCATCTTCATCTGAAGTAATGGCAAATCTTGTTTCTTTAATCCAAGAACAACAAGCCCTCATCACATCCCTGACCGCCCGTATCACGGCACTTGAATCAACCTAAAGGAGCTTAAAAATGGAAATCGAAATCACAGCAGAACAAATTGCCAAGCACTACAGTGCAGCAATGGACAGCGTAGCCCTCATCAACGGCGGCAAGCCTGAGATGATGTCCGACGAGGACTGGGCCGATTGCCTGTCCCGCAACAAAGATCACTTGAAAATAATGCTTGAAAAACCGTACTGGACTACAGAAGACCTGTCGCCTTTGCAAGCAGCATCAGCATAACGGGAAGCCGCCACCCGACCTTGGCGGCGCATTAAGAGGAAAAACGAAATGGAAAACAAAAAGCCCCAGATCGTAACGATAGACGGCACGGAATACGATGCTAACGACTTTAACGAGCAGGAAGTTATGTACCTGAACCACCTAATGGATTTAGATCGCAAGATCGGCTCCACGCAGTTTCAGCTACAGCAACTCATGGTAGGCAAAGACGCATTCCTGACAATGCTAAAAGCTGAGCTTGCCAAGCCCAAAGAAGTTGAAGTATTGAACTAAATCATGATTGACCCGATAACCGCTTTCGCTACGGCCCAAGCGGCTATCAAGGGGGTGCAAGCCGCAATCAAGATGGGTAAGGACATCCACGCCATTGGCGGGGAGATGATGAAGTTCTTTGAGGCCAAGGATGTCGTCCAAAAGGCGGCATCCCAACCTAAGTCTAGTTTTGCTAAGTCTGATACAGCGGCTGCGTTTGAGATAGTGATGCAGGCAAAGCAATTAGCTGATGCCGAGCGGGAATTGAATAACTGGATGGTGATGTCTGGACATGCTGACCTCTGGCAGCAGCTACTGGTGGAGCGCAACAACCTAATCCAGAAACGCAAGACGGAAGAGATACTGGCAGAGAAGCACGCCAAGAAGCGCAAGGAAGATATCGAGGACTTGTTGACTTGGTTGATAGCAGGGGCATTGGTTATCCTGCTGTTGGGTTTATGTTTTTGGTGGACAACTTTACTTCTGGGGAAATAAATGCTGACGATTCTGAGTACCTTGATCTCCTTCCTGATGGGCGGCTTGCCTAAGCTGCTGGACTTTTTCCAAGACCGGCAGGACAAGAAGCATGAACTGGCTCTAGCCCAGATGCAGATTGAGCGCGAACTTGAGCTACGCAAGGCTGGATTTGAAGCGCAGGAACGGGTGGAGCAGATACACAGCGCCCAGCTAGAGATGGAGACTACCGCCAAGGCCAATGAGAATCTGGTCAATGCCCAAGTCGCCGAGATGAATGCCATCTACCAGCATGACGAATCCCTTAATGAAGGCACTAGCCAGTGGATGAAGAACCTACGTGCCGGTGTGCGTAGCTTTATTACTTTGGGATTCTTCTTCCTACTGTGCTTTGTGGACATCGGCATGTTTGTGTACGGCTGGAACAACGGCGTGGCCTTCCCTGCCCTTGCAGAGCGCCTGTGGGACTCCAACACCCAAGCGCTGTTTGCTTCGATAATCGCGTTCCATTTCGGGGGCAGAGCCTTTGGCAAATGATCTGGACTCTTGTGCTGGTAACAGGTATTAACATGAATAGTATCCTAGTTGTTGGTTACTTTGAGGGGGAGACTGCCTGTCAGCGGGCAGCAAAGGAGTGGCGCGACTTGGGATACAAGGTTGGCTGCGTGCAGAGTACTGTGAAAAAATGAAAGTTTCTGACAAAGCCCTTGGGGTCGTCCGCCACCATGAAGGCGTGCGCCAGCGCCCGTACCGTTGTCCAGCTAAATTGTGGACTATCGGCGTAGGTCACGTGCTGTACCCCGAGCAAGGCCGGTTAAAACTGGAAGAGCGCGATGCCTTCCCGCTGCGCCCGGAGGACAACCGGCAGTTCAGCATGGAGGAAGTCAATGGAATTCTTGCAGCAGACCTACAGCGCTTTGAGCGAGGAGTGGAGAAGTTCTGCCCTGTCCCTCTTACACAGGGTATGTTTGATGGGCTTGTCAGCTTTTCTTTTAACTGCGGCCTTGGGACACTCCAGCGTAGTACGCTTCGCCAGAAACTGCTTCGCGGGGATAAAGAAGGCGCTGCTGAAGAATTCTTGAAGTATTGCATGGCTGGGGGTAAAATCCTTAAAGGGTTGCAAAACCGCCGCATTGATGAACGCGCCCTATTTCTAGGATGACCGATGCCCTTACAAAAACTGTTGCTCAAGCCGGGGGTGAACCGGGAAAACACTCGGTACACCAACGAGGGTGGGTGGTATGAGTCTGACAAGGTTCGGTTTCGTCAAGGCACGCCCGAAAAGATAGGCGGTTGGCAGCGTATTTCTGCGGCCACATTTGCGGGCGTTTGCCGTTCTTTATGGAACTGGGTAACGCTTGGCGCACAAAACTTGCTGGGCGTTGGTACAAACTCTAAGTTCTATATTGAGAACGGCGGGTTTTACTACGACATCACCCCGGTCCGCGCAGAACACACCCTGACCAACCCGTTCACTACCAATGGCACAACTACAGTGCTTGTGACGGACGCATCAAACCAAGCCCTCAATGGGGATTACGTAACTTTCTATGGCGGTACTGCGGTAGGCGGACAGACTATTTTGGGTGAGTACAAAATTTCGGTACTTACAGGCAACACCTACAACATTACCATTTCCGCAGCCGCTACAGCCGCTACTGGCGGAGGTACGGTCTACGCTGTATACCAAATCAATATTGGCCCTTCCTACGCCGCACCGCTTTCTGGTTGGGGTGCAAGTACTTGGGGGTCAGGCACATGGGGAATTGGTACTTCCTCCACGGATGCAATGCGTATTTGGAACCAGATTAACTGGGGCCAAAACTTGGTATACGGCCCTCGCGGCGGGCCGATGTATTACTGGGATGCGACGATTGGTTTGCGTAACAGTGAGGTATCTTTGTCCATTGCAACCCCTTGTGTAATGACAACGACGATCACCCTTGCAGACAAAACCCCAATTACGTTTACAACGACAGGCGCACTGCCTACCGGTTTGCTGCCGGGGGTTACCTACTATCTAAAGTATGTGACTGCTACAACCTACAATCTTGCTACTACTGCGGGCGGCTCATCCATTAACACTTCGGGCTCACAGTCAGGCGCTCAGTTTATTTCTTCACGGGGCATGCTGCTCTCACAGCTTCCCAACTCAGACGGCTATTGCCCGCTGTACCAAAACACGTTTACCGTGTCTGATGCCAGCCGGTTCTTGCTTGTGTTTGGTACTAACGATTACGACAGTTCCATTCTTGATCCTATGCTAATTCGTTGGTCAGATCAAGAATCGTTGACCACATGGTTTCCAGCAATTACCAATCAAGCAGGTAGTGTTCGACTATCCCATGGATCCAAAATCGTTACGACCTTGCAAAGTCGCCAAGAGATTGTGGTGTGGACAGACCAGTCTTTGTACTCCCTTCAATACCTCGGTCCGCCCTATGTCTGGGGTTCTCAGCTTCTTGCAGACAACGTGTCTATCGCTGGCCCCAATGCAGCCGCTATGGCATCGGGCGTTACCTATTGGATGGGCGTTGACAAGTTTTATAAATATGATGGCCGGGCACAGACTTTGCGCTGTGATCTGCGTCAATACATTTATGAAAACATCAACATGCTGCAATTTGACCAAGTATTTGCCAGCACCAATGAAGGCTTCAACGAAGTCTGGTTTTTCTATTGTTCTCAAGCCAGCAACACAGTGGATAGGTATGTTATCTATAACTATGCCGAGGACATTTGGCAATATGGCACGATGGCACGTACAGCTTGGTTAGATACCGGCTTGCGCAATTATCCCATCGCAGCTACCTACAGCAATAACATTGTCTACCATGAATACGGCGTGGATGACAACGAAACGGCAACTACGCTTGCTATCACAGCATCCATAGTCTCTTCCCAGTACGACATTGGGGATGGGCACAATTTTGCTTTTGTGTATCGTATGCTGCCAGATATAACTTTCCGTGGCTCTACTTCTGGTACAACCCCCGCCGTTACAATGTACCTACAAGGATTGGCCAACTCAGGTTCTGGGGTTACTCAATCGGCAAGTGCCCCCGTTGCCTATACAGGCCCTGCTCCGGCGGTCATCAACGTCGATGAATTTACGGGGCAGATATATACCCGGGTTCGTGGGCGGCAAATGCAGATGCAGATTACTTCCAACACAATTGGTACACAATGGCAACTTGGCGCTCCCCGTATTGACATCAGGGCGGATGGGCGCAGGTAATGGCACAGAAAAATGTAGTCGCTCCAAAATTCCCTGCTGCAATAGGGGATAAATATGACCCGGCGCTTATAAATCAGATAACGAACGTACTACGTCTGTACTTCAACCAGCTAGATAACGCTGGGCCAATAACAGCCGCCACACAGCGTAACGGAGCGGATATTGTGTCAGGACTAAGCTTTTTTCCTACGGGGAAAACAACATCTCCCAGTTTGCCTACTCAAGCCGATTTAGCCAATTTAAGGGTTGGTGATATCTACTACGATACCTCTGCCGGTAACGTGTTAAAAGTAAAAACATAAGCCCCTACGTGATATTATTTGTACACTTTTAGCCTAAGGAATAGCCATGGCAACAGCACCAGATCAAGGGATCATGTCCCTACCCCAAGCGGAACAAGCTCCGCCGCCTCAATTAAGTCTTAATGAGTCTTATGGTGCGGTGCAGCAGGGCCTGCAAAATGCCAGCCCAGATGCATCCAAGGCAGTCAATGACACGTTGGACAAACTGGCCCCGATGCTCGATCAGTTGGATGATAAGACATTGGATATGCTCTTGCAGCTCATTCAGTACTTGATGGATCATGAGAAAGAGTACCCGCAACTAATTGCCCAGCTTGCTCAAAAGGGTGCATTCCCAGAAGGTACGTTTCCTGAGCAGTATGACCCTCAGTTCTTGTCCACTTTTGGCATGATGATCATGCACGCGCAACAAGCGCGTAGCGCGGCCCCCGCTCCTTCCCCCGAGATGACCCCTCCGGCGACCATGGCCCGGGGCGGCATTGCTGAAGCTGCGCGAACCGTGGCCCGTCAAGGACGGGGCCAAGACAGCATGTTGGCCCACATCACTCCACGGGAAGCCAGTATCTTGCGCTCCCATGGCGGCATGGGCACGATGAACCCCAACACAGGCCTTCCAGAATTTGGTTTCTTTGATTTTGTAGGCGACTTCTTCAAAGGCGTGGGCGATGCAATTGGCAATGTAGTCAAGGGCGTAGTCAATGTCGTCAAAGACGTTGTATCCAGCCCCATTGGCAAGATACTGGGAACTATTGCGTTGGCCACGTTCCTCGGCCCAGCAGGGATGGGGCTGGTTAGTTCAACGCTGGCTTTGCCCCTTGCTTCGGCAGGCGTAACACTGCTTGGCGGAGGAGATCTTAAAGATGCCCTGATCAGCGGCGCAACGGCCTATTTTGGCGCTCCGGGCGGCGTGGTTTCTGACTTTGTCGGCAGCTTTGGCGGCGTGATGACCAACACCGCTGTCAACGCAGCGGTATCCGCTGGCCTCGTAGGCACGGGCGCAGGCTTGCTACAAGGTAAATCCTTGGCCGATTCTGTCAAGAATGGTTTGGTTGCTGGCGCGATTGGCGGCGGCATGGCGGCGTTGCCTTCCTTTACTGGAGGGCAGGGGAAAGTTGCCGAAACTAGTACTGGTCAGATGGGGGCCGAGGGAGCCAGTAACCCCTTAATTGCAAAAACAGGAACTCAAGATTTTGCTACCAATCTTTCCAATGATGGAAATCAAGTTGCGGCTTTACAAGGCCCGAATGGAGCTAATCAAGTTGTTGCTGCCGAAGTGCCTTTGCCTATAAGACCCGGGCAGCAAACTTCCGGGCCTTATCAAACTCCCCGCGATTTTCAAATGCCCACAAGGCCCGGACAAGAAATGATGTCCATGCCAAATTCCGGGGCTGAAAATGTTCAAGGTGTAGCTGCTCCAGAGACTTTAAGTTCACCGACTCAAAGTAATGATTTCAAAATGCCCACAAGACCCGGGCAGCAGACTTCCGGGCCTGCCGAAGCTGGGACAAGCTTTATGGATAAAGCATCCGGCATGTTTGATAAAGCAAAAGAGTTTTACAATGAAAATCTATCTCCGGCTGGTATTAAGCAGGCAGGGATGGGAGCGGCGGAAGAGGCAGGTAATGCAGCATTAAGCCGGTTGCCTGCAAATGCCCCTGATGCTCTTAGAACAGCGGCCTATCAAAAAGCCTATGACGCAGCCATGCCCGGTATGCTTCAAACATATGGCCCGTTGGCAGGGGCAGGTATTGCTGGCCTAGCCCTGACCGGTGGATTTGACGTAAAGCCCGTGCAACTCACCGCTGAACAGCAGGCTATGCAGGATCAAATAGCCGCTGAAAGGGCTGATCTGGCTGCAAATCCCGGTAAATGGTATAGCAAAAACCTAAAGGGGGTTACTTACGATAGTAGAGGAGTGCCGATTTCAAGTAAGCCCTACGATCCTTCAGCGGGCCTGCCAAGCTCCTTGGTTCCCGCCACGCCTCGTCCATCCTATTTACCGGCTATGCAGCAGCCGTACAATACGTCAGCAGTCTCTTCCGACTTGAACCAGTACATGTACAAGCCGCCAGCTAAAAAAGCAATGGGCGGGGGCATCGGTTCTTTGGGCACTGGCGGTTATCCTCGCAAAACGGGGGCTATTGCTGGACCGGGGACCGCGACTTCTGACTCCATACCGGCCATGTTGTCAGACGGTGAATTCGTTATGACGGCAAAAGCCGTACGTGGCGCAGGCAAAGGTAGCAGATTAGCTGGGGCGAAGAAGATGTACGCCCTTATGCACCAACTTGAGCGCAATGCGTCACGGAGTTAAATATGGCAGATACTTCCTACCAATATGTGTCCGAATCGCCGGACATAGCGGCGGCTAAAAAAGCCTTAATGGAGGAGGCTAATCTTCTTCCATCACCTCAGTTAGCGAATTATCAGGTTGCAGGGATGCAGCCTGAGCAACAGGCAGCGATGGACCTTGGCCTGCAAGGCATTGGGGCATACCAGCCCTATCTTGCCAATGCTGCTGCTTCGGCCACACAAGGAGCAGGAAACTTAGGGGAAGCCACCGACATCCTACGTGGCGCGGATACCCGCAATCAGTTTTCTGCTGGCCAAGCTGCCTTAAATGCTGCGGGAACTGCTGCTGGGAATATTGGGCAATATGCCAATCAAGCAGGCGCGGGCCTTGGGAATATTTCGGCAGGCATTGGAGCAATTAACACTGCACAAAATTTGGCCGCACAATCGGTCAACCAGCCCGGATTTGGTCAAGCAGCAGGGAGTTTGGATTACGCTTCTAAGGTAGCGCAGCAAGCGGGGCCATCTAATTTTGCTGCCTCAGGTACTTTGCTGGGTAGCGGCCTAAATCGAAACGAAGCTGCGGTGCAGCAGGCTCAGCAAGCAGCAAATCAATCCGGGTTTAACCAAGGGATTATGTCTTTGCAGCAAGGTGCGCAACAGGCACAACAAGCAGCAAAGTTAGGGGCTGCCCCCACTGCCACTGCACAGCAGGCAGGCCCTGCACAACAGGTAACCACACAAAGCTTTGCCCAACCCGGTTCCGCTGATGCGTACATGTCGCCGTACATGCAAAGCGTGGTGGACATTCAAAAACGTGAAGCTGCGCGGCAATCCGGTATCCAAGGTACTCAGCAGCAAGCGCAAGCTGCGCAAGCTGGCGCTTTTGGCGGTGGGCGCGATGCTATCATGCGTGCGGAACGTGAACGTAATCTTGGCCAACAAATGGGCGATATCCAAGCCCAAGGATCGCAGGCCGCATATCAACAAGCCCAGCAGCAATTTAACGCTGAGCAGCAGGCACGTTTGGCCGCTCAACAGTCCAACCAACAAGCTGGGGTGCAGACTAATCTTGCCAACTTAAATGCTGGGCAGCAAACTGAATTGGCAAATCAAGCAATGAAAGGCCAGTACGGCCTCGCGCAGGGGCAGATGGGCCTCAACGCAGCCAACCTACAACAAAACGTCGGCCAAGCGCAATTGGCGGCGGCAGGGCAGCAAGGACAACTTGGTCTTGCTGCGGCGCAGCAACAGTTTCAAGCAGCAGGCTACGATGCCAACACGGCCATGCAAATGGCGCAACTGCAACAAACGCAACAGCAGCAAGCATTGCAGCAGTCCCAAGCTATGCAGGGTATTGGATCGTTGCAAGGGCAACTTGCAGGGCAACAAGGGGGCATGCAACAAAATGCTGCCAACATCATTGGCAATCTTGGGAACCAACAAGCAGGCCTTGCAGGGCTCAATGCCAGTATTGCAGGCCAACAGGCCGGTATCCTCGGTCAGCAATCACAGGCCCAACAGGCTCTTGGCCAAGGCATCGGAAACTTGGCTGCACAGCAGTTTGGTATTGGTAGTCAAATGGCGCAGGGCATCGGCTCGTTGGGCACGCAACTTGGAAATATTGGAACGCAGCAAGCAGCATTGGGACAAGGCGCACAAGCCATGGGCCAAGCCGATGTCAGCCAGTTGTATAACATGGGTGCGTTGCAGCAGAAGCAAGATCAAGCAGTGTTGGATGCCAATCGTGTCAATGCAAATCAAATTGCTCTACAGGATCAACAAAAGCTTGCTTTTAAATCCGACATTTACAAGGGTGCGCCTTCTTCGCAGATGGCAATGACACAGCAAACGCAAGCAGCGCCAAGCCCATTTCAACAAATTGCAGGGCTAGGCACGGGCCTCGTTTCAGGGGCAGCGGCAGGTGCAAAAGCAGGACTGTTCTAAGGAATCATGATGAAAAACGATGTTTTAAAGCGGTCAATGTTTTCTACGCCTATGACCAAGGCGGCTAAGTCTTCAGGCATCATGGCCGGATTCAGTGATTCTGATATGCAGGATATGGCTCCGCCTGAGCAAGATACGATGCCTTCCATGGCCCGTACTCCTCAGAATCCAGAGATCCTGATGAACAACCTTCGCGGAGACATGCGCTCGATTGATGCCCGCCGCCAAGAGCTTGCTCTGATGGTTGGCGAGGACGCAGCAGATGAAACTCCTCCTGAAGTACTTGCAATGCTGCAAATGCAGCTTGGACAACAGCCGCAAGCACAGGGTATTGGCGCACTTCCCCAAAGCGCCGGTATGCAGCCTCCTCCCATGCCCGGGGCTCCCCCAACGGGTGCTGGTATGCCTCAAGGTGCTATGCCACCCGATCAAGGTGCTATGCCACCCCAAGGAGCCATGCCCCCGGGCATGGAGAGTGCTGGCCCTTTACCGCAGGGCGGTAGTCCCGCCCCACAAGGTTTTGCAGATGGCGGCTCAGTAAGCGGCGGCGGAAATATTGATTTGCACATCCCAATTGACATTGGCGGTGGAGCAGGGGGCAGCGGACAATTTGGAAATCTTCAAACCGACTTGCAGGGCGGTTACGGAGCAGGCGCTGGCCAACCTTCTCCTTTAATTTTCCCACAAGGGGGCGCAGGTCTTGGTGGCCTGTTTGGCCAATCCAATAATCAGTCTCAGGATGATTTTGTACAAAAACTTACGGAAGCATTGGGCAAACAACAGCCTATGCTTGGAGCTAATAATCCATATCAACAACAGGTATTTGGGCTGCAACCGCAAGGGGCACAGGCGCAGCAGCCTGCCCCCTCAATGTTTTCCCATGGCGGTTCCGTAGAGCCGCCGACCTCGGACGGCATGCCTCCAATGCATGCGTTTATGGGCGCACTTGCAGCGCCTGCTACTCGCGCTGCTCAATTTATACAGGGCGTAGGAGCGCGGGCCGTGCCTTACTTACAGGAAGCCAATGCCGCACTGGGGCGCACATTTATGCAGCCCAGCATGACCCAGCCTTTCCTAGAAAATATTCGCGGAGCGGGCGGGCGCTACACGGCGGAACAAATCAACCGTGGCGGTGACCTAATTTATCCTACCCTGACGCAGGGTGTAGCTCAAGGCGCCTCAGCGTTGGCCAGCCAGTATCCAACGGCGGCGAAAGCTTTGGGGGCAGTGACAGCAGGTGCTGGTGCAATTGGTTCGGCCATGGGTTTATCGGGGGAAGAGTCAACTCCCTTGAGCCCCGAGGATCAAGCACGGTATGACCAGACGCAAGCAGCCATGGCAGAGGTCAATTCACCAATGAATACAGGAAAGAATCCGCGCTATAAGCAACCGGATTTTAATCCCAAGGGCGTGGGGCCACGCAGCCAAGCGGCGCAAATGCTTCAGTATGAAAAAGCAAATGATACGCAAGATAGTAGCGTTGCCCGTGCTTTTACTGACACCGATGTGCCCGAAAGCGATGTGTCTTCTTTTATCAATCAAAAACTAGCTGCAAGCGATGCAAAAGCAGCAGCGGGCGAAGGCGATACCACTCAGAAAGACATCAAGGATGTGGCCCAGTCTCGTCTTGACCGCATAAAAAACCTTCGAGGTGATTATCAGGGTCTATACCGTGAACTGCTGGGTGGCGATAGCGAAGATGCAAAGATGAATGCTTTGCTGCTTTTGTCCAATGCTGGATTTAAGTTTGCGGGCAGTAAAGCTCCCACCGCAGCCATGGCTTTAAGTGAAGCAGGCAGTGATGTCGTCAAAGGCTTTGCATCCATCGTAGCTCAGCAACGTGAGCGTCAGTTAAAGGTGGATACCGCAGCGTTATCTCAAGCTATCACCGATGTAGATTCTCAAGACAAGTACGCTCAGGCCGTCAAACTTCAAATGCTCAAAGGTGATTACGAGCTTATTAAAGAAGAGTACAAAAATGGCGGAACCAAGCTTGAAGATGCAGGCCTTGGTGGTCGTAATGCAATATCAAGACGTACCGGTAGTTTTGAAAAGTTTGGAATTGACCCCAATGATCCTGCCGTCACTTCTGCTATTACGAGCCCGTACACTCTAAACCCCACGGACAATCCTTTTGTCCGTAACATGGGCCAAGCGCCTACAGCGGTAGTGACTGATAAGGAAAGCCGATTGAAGCTGGGGCAAGCGTTGTCCGCAATTGACAACAACTTGAACACGATTGGCCAGATGAAGAACACCGTGGCAAATGCCTATTCTCCGGGCACATGGGTATCCAATAAGGTCAACAACATCTTTGTTCCTGTGAGCGGAGGCTTGCTTAAGCCTAACTTCAACACTGCCGATGCTGCTACCAAATTGCGCTCTGGATTTACTTCCGTGGCCAAGGGCTCCGCTGCTGCACAGGATACGGGACGTGTAGCCGTTCAACAACAAGAATGGGAGCAGAATAATCTTGCTGCCTTACAAGATCCAACAGCGTTCTTTAGCAACCCTGAAATTGCAGCAATAACGCTCAATTCTTTGGAGGCTACGCAGCGCAATGCACGTCAGTCTATCTTGACCCAGCTTGGGTACGAGAAGAACAACTATGTCATGGATACGCCCAATATCGGCACGAAGAACGATCCTTTTGTCATCCCAACTGACAAGGATTCCCAGCAATCGATGTTCACGTTCCTTGGAAGCACGATTGGTAAAACTACCAACCCGAACGCTTTGATCTACCTTAAGATGCCAAATGGGAATGTCAATGCGTTCAAGCCTGCACAACTGCAAGGTCTCATGGGGACTAAATAATGGCCGTAATCACCGATGCAAATGGGAATGATGTTGATCTAACAACGGGGGAGATTGTTGGGCGGGCAAACGCTGCCCCCGCACAATCCCAGCAGCCCATTACTGAAGGACGCACTCCACAGGGTGTCCCTGCGCGGGAAACGAATTTAGACCTCTCTTCAAAGAGCCCTATGGATGCCGTGACGGGCTTGGTCAACAATCTATCGTGGGGCTTTAACTCTGCACTTTTTGCACTGCCGGACTTGGCCTACAAGAAATTTGCAGAGGCCAATGGCCTTAAGGGCGAAGAGATCACGCAGCTTTCCAAGATCTTTAATCGTGGAGAAACTACGCCAAAGAACTCATACGAGCGCTATGCGCGGGCCATTGGCGAAGGCGCTGGAATGACACTTCCCTTCACCGGAGTCTTGGGCGCGGTTGCCGCAGCACGCCCCATCACAGGTTTGATGGTTGCTCCTCAAGCGGGCATAAAAGGCGTACTCAAAGGTATTGCCGATGACACGCTCAACTACATTGCCAAGAACCCAATGCAGGCCGCTGCCACTGATGTGGCTTTTGGCTCAGCTTATGAGGGCTTGAAGCAAGCTGTGCAGGAGAACGTGGACGATAGCGATCCCAACAAAGGAATGCTTAAAGAAGTCCTTCCCGCTGCTGCCTTCTTGGGCCCCGCTGCATGGTACGCGGTTTCTCCTACGCGCAATGTGGCCAGTTGGGTAAAGAACAAAGTATCGGGCGCTACTATTAAACCTGCTGATTTAAGCGGAGTCCAACAAGAGGCACTGGAAAGCCTGCCAGCCGGTTACCAGCTTCCAATTATCAACATCTTCCCCCGCGCCATGCTTAAACGGGCGGAGCAAAAACTGGTCAATGTATTTGGCCCGATTGCCGAGAGCCCCGAAGCAAAGACTGCGCTTGACCAACTACAGACCGCGCTCCAAGACCCGCGAGTCGCGGAACACTTTCTTGTCAATGGCCAAAGCACTTTGGATGCCGCAGAGCAGACCATGTATGGCCCATTGCTGCAAGAAAAGGCACGTTTGTTGAATGAGCTTGGCCCAGCAGAGTTGGCCAGCGTCAAAGCACGGATCGCGGACAATCAACAGCGGTTTAGCGCACTGATGGATTCTTTTGCCCCAGAGACCCGCAAACCTATTGAAGAGGCCTTCCGCGCTGCACAGGCAGATCGCCAAGCCTTTTTTGAAGACATGTTGCGCCAACAAAAGGATTTGACGGCAGGGGAGGTTGAAGCAATTTCCCAGCGCCTTGGCCCGCAGGATATCAATAACCTAAACAATGAGTTGCGTGGTGTCATTGCTGCAAGCATGGAGATGGATTCCAATATGCGTAAAACCATATTGGGAAGAATGGGGCTGCGTCAGGGCACTTCTCCAGAAGGATTGCCCATGCCTACCCGTGAACAAGGAGCTTCCTTGTTCCCCTCAGAGGACATGGAAATTGCCGCAACCAATTTGATTGAGAAGTACAAGATTGACCGCCCCTCCATGCGCCTATCTTTGCCTGAGCCTATCAAGCTACTGAGCGATTTTGTCACCCGGCAGCAGCTTGCCCGCGACAAGATTGAGACTAATATGTTGACGCAGTTGACCGATCAATCAATATCTGAGCAACTGATAGGTCTCCCCGAGGAGTTCCAAAAAGCACTTCGCAGTGAAGTGCTTAAAACCATTAAAGGCGAGGTTGGCAGCAAAGGGCGCAAGCGGGGCGTGGCGCTCTCTGACCTTGCCAGCAAAGCTGATGCGCAGGGAAATATCTCCCTACCTTCCGGCTACCCCGGCAGGAACATCGTAATCAATCCTACGCAGATCAAGGCTGACGCTGCGCGAATCGCGGAGGAAAGCACCAAGATCGATATCAACATGCCTGAGGCACTTGACTATCTGTCCGCTGCCCAACGGTTCCGTAATGACTCTCTGTTCCGATACAACAACGCCATGAAAAATGGCCGTATGCGTATTACGGATGCGGACCGGTACATCAAGACGGGCGATTCGGTTTACAGCGATATTGAGAAATTGATCTTGGACCACGTGCCAAAGATCAACCGCAACTACGACAACATGAAGGGCATCCTCACGGACTATCGTGCTGGATATGAGCAGACGCTGCCTCTTTTGATCACCCAGAAGACCCGTGGTGGCGAGTCTTATTTGCTTCCTAACGAACAGTTGATGCAAAAGGCTTTCTCTGATGCGGGGAGCTTGAAGCAGCTACAACTGACGCTTGGCAACCTACCACAGAGCGAGGACTTGCTTCGCCGGGGCACGATTGACTGGCTGCGCAGCAAAGGTGTTGTCAACCAGCAAGGCTTGGTAGATCCGGCAAAGATTCGCTCGGTGCTGGACAAGAACTTGAACATTGTCAATGCCCTTCCTGCCAACATCCAAGCGGAAGTCAAGAACGAAGTAGCGTTGGCTGACAGCTACGTTTCCCGTTTGGGAGAGCTTGATCAGCGGATGGTCACTGCAAAGAACGCAGAGTTGGATTCCATGCTGGCCAAGGCTTCCCGCGCTGATGCTGATCCCTCTACAGTGTTGCAAAAAGCTCTGTCTGACCCTGCCACCATGCGCACGCTGGTCACTGAGTTTGGCAAAGACCCTGAGATGCTTAAATCCCTGCGTAGGTCTGTCTACGACATGGCCACGAAAGGAGCGCAAAAGGGCGGGGCGCTTAAAGGCTTCTTGGACCAGAACGACAAATCCCTAAAAGTTTTGTTTGGGGACACCACGCATTTACAAGACTTGAAGACCTTGGCCGACATGCAACGCCGGGTAAATGCTTTTGCTGATGTGACGGGGCAGATCCCGGTGTTTGAGTCTACGGACGAGAAGCTGAAGCGCCTGTTTGGCTTTGGCATTCAATTCTTGACAACCACGGCCCGCGAAGCGGCAGTAGGCCGTATCAATCCCGAAACAGGGGCGCTTGCTTTGATGCTGCGCTTGGCTGGGAAAACTGAAACTCAGTTATACCAGCGCCTGTTCACCAAAGCGCTGGAAGACCCCAAGTTTGCGCACTCCATCACGCATGTGGGCACGCCCCAGCAGGCTACCGCTGTCAATGGAATGCTCCAAGATATCGGCATTGACCTGAACAAGGTGTACCAAGCTCCTCGCATACCAACACCTACTACCGGCCAGCGGGCCGTGAAGCAGGCTGCAATAAAGGAGCTACAGCCTGATCAGGGCCGTCCCCAACCTACGGCGCAGCAGATGATGAGGGCACTGCCCCCAGCACCGTCTACAAGGGGCACAGCGCCTATAAACATGCGTGTTGGACCGCCGCCCTCCGCTGCGGCCCCTAACATACAATTAATGTACCCCGCCATGTTCCCCAATGACCCAATCAGCGGTCTCCTACAGCAGCGGCAAGCGCAAGCGCAACAAGGACCACAAAAATGATTGATAAGCTTATTGCTACGATGTTCCTTAGCCGCGAAGTGGCTCACAGGGAGCACTTACGGGTAACAGGTACGGGAAGTTTTTCCATTCACATGGCTCTGAACACTTTTTATCTTGAAATTGTAGAGCGGGCAGATGCGATTGTTGAAGCTTACCAAGGGCGGCATACCATCATCTCCAACATTCCAATTTTGACCATGGAAATGGACAAGGATATCGACGATATCTTAGAGTCCCACATGAATGATATTGAAGACATGCGTTACTCTGCGGTGGACAAAAAAGACACCGCAATCCAGAACCTAATTGACGAAGCCGTGGCGCTTTATTTAAGCACCCTGTACAAACTCCGTAACTTGAAATAAGTGAGAATAATATGGCTACATACGCTCCCGCCACTGTAACAGGGTCTGCTGTTGGAAGAATACCCGAAGGCGCAATAGGGGGCGTAGGCGCAGGCATAACAAACGCTGTTGGCTCAATAGTAGGAAAAACTGTGGCACAGCAACAGCAAGAAGCCGCAACGAAAGCATTGCAAGAACGCCTTACCGCAATGTTGCAGAAGAATCAGAATTTTCATACTGCACAGAACACAATGCTAAACCAAGCGCAGGCCGCTGCGCAAAAGCGCATGGCTTCGCATCAAGTGGCACAACCATATAACACTGCTGCGCCTTATGATTTTGCCCAGACACAGGCATACACCAACCCAACACAGAACCTTAAACAACTTCCCGCTAATTTTGACAAGAAAGATGTGGTAGCTCCCCCACTAGTTAAGATTGCCCCCCCAACTCAGGTCACCCCATTGCCTGCTCCCCCGCCCTTTGTCCCATTTACCCCGACAATACCCAAAGGCTATGGGGATAAAATTCC